TGTAATTTATAAATTGAAATATATTTGTCAAACATATCTAAATCTTTAGGTTGTATATAAGTTGTGTTTTTGAAGCCATTTTTCATACGAGGACAAATATAGGTAGGGTCTTCTTTCCAATGTCTCATAAAATTACAAGTATAATCACAATATGTATTAACCATTAGAATATATTTATATTTATCTGGTAATTTTTCTAACCAATTATAATTTACATTAAACATATAATCTAGTACAATATAATCATACATTGATAAATCTTTTTCTAAAATATCTTTTAGTTGTAATCTTTTTGTGATAGAGGCGATAGTAGTTACGCCCCTATCTTTTATTTTTTGAGCAACTTCATCTTTATTTATAATGAAACTAGAAGCTCCTATTTTATTTATATAATAATCTATCAATTCGTCTGAAGGAATTGTTGGCATATTAAATAATATTGCTATTTTATAACCAGCATTTTGTAATTGTTGAATCTGTTCTTCATATTGTTGTCTATCTATTGGCTTCCACGCTTCACCGTGTCTTGTTGAAATAAAATCTTCCTGAAACGGAGCTATAAATATATGTGCTATATATTTATTTAATATTTTTTGATGTTTTATCAAATATTGTAAAAATTGATAGTCGTGATTAAATGGTATTTCAAATTTACGTTCCATAGTATTCTCCTATCTATTTAAGGCTTCTGTTATTGCATTATTTATAATATTTTGTAAACGTTGACGTTCTATGTCTTCGGCTGACATAACTGGACGGTTTGTATTTTCACGTATCATATCATTTTCTAGGATAGACCCCTCTATTTCTTGATTAGTAGCATTTTCACCTAATAATTCTTGTGCCTGTTCTCTTTGTAATTCTAATTCATAATCAGCTATATTAACTTCTTCATAATTATCTTTACTATCAAATTTGCTCAAAGTTATATATGACACAACAGTTTTTACATTTTCGTTTTTGAAACATTTACCTTCGTCTGCAATTAAAGTTTCAACGTCTCCTATTTTTTCTACTTTCATATTTTACCTCCTTCTATGCTATTGAATAACCTTTATTAGATACATAACTAGCAACTGTCATTGCACCGGTTTCGCTACTATCACAGAATTCAATTCCGTCTTCTACTTCTTTTATATAACGTCTTGATAAATTATACCAGAATGAATTACTAGCATTAGTACAAGTATCCCAATAAGTAGGTGTTAAAGTTATACTGAATGTACTACTTCTTTGAGGAAGTGTGTATAACATTCCTAGTACATTATCATAAGTATAATTAGAATTTGCCATATTCAAAGAAGATACTTCTGATTCGTCAAAGTTAAAATCTTCTGCAAATCTTACGTTTGTTGAACCTTGTAATGAAGTAGCAACAAATATGGTATAACGGTGTATCATAAGTTCTGTTATGTTATGGCACATATAAAAGGCTTGTGCTTCTATTTTTGTTGTAGGTGGTAAATCTATAATACTTAATTTATCACATCTAGCAAAAGCGTTAGCTCCAATAGTATTCAAATCTTCGCTTTCGATATACACTTCTTCTAATTCAGTACAACCATAAAAACAATTTTCGGGTATATTTTTCAATGTACTTGGTAAATTGATATGTTTCAAATGAGGCATATTTCTAAATGCAGCCGCACCTATAGTAGTAAGACCTTCGTTCAACTCAATAAATTTTACAGGTAAATTTTCAAACGCATTTGCACCAATCGAAGTACATAACCTACCAAAAGTAATACTTTCCAAGTTAGATTGTCGTAATGTGTTGGTTCCGATAGAGGCTTGTGTTGGGGCTAATGTAAGTGTTTTTAGTTCTCTACAATCATTGATAAGGTCATCTCCAAGACTTGTGGTGTGGTCTCCTGTGAACAATGATGTTAATTTGTAACAATTCGCAAATGCTGCAGTACCAATAGTAGTAACAAATGCGTTACTCATATCCATTTTTGTTAAATTACGATTTCCTCTAAACGCATAATTACCTATGGTGAATGGCGCCGCAGATGTCCCACCTGTAACAGTCACTTCTCCTACTAAATTTTTACCGTCGAAAGCATTATTGCAAACACTACCTCTGAATTCACCTATTTTTATTCCTATAACAGTTGTTTGTGCTAGTCCTAAGTAATAACTTCTTGCGATAACACCGTGATTACCACTACCTGGGTCATAATAAATATCATTACTGAACAGATTTCCTTTTATTATACCTATATCAAACTCTAAATCATAGTTTATACCTGGTGCTATCCACATACCTTCGACTGAGCCTATCTTAAACCTAACACGTCTATTACCATCTAAATTTGCATACTTTGAACCGTATGAGAAAAATCCAGAACTAGCATAAAATTCGCTACCTATTAAGCATCCATACACAGTATCCACTATAACCGTACAATCTGTCATATTACTTAAACAGTTACTATGTGTAGTGCCATAACTACTTACAAATCTAAATTCCTTAAATTTTATCCAACAATTTTTTAATCCATTAAACCAACCATTACCTCCTGTGCCTGATAACGTTGAAGTACATTTTAAGAAAGTAAGTTTATAGCAACCGTTAAATATATCATTTGCAAAGTTTACGGTTCTTGCTTGACATATAAAAGTTTGCAAGAAATAATTTTCTCCAGAAGTACCAGCTATACTTGAAATAGAAGTTACAGCAGGTTTAATTTCAATATATCTAGGAGAAGAAGTTGCGTTTCTAATCGTGAATGTAGAATAAGCTCCCTTATAAACTGTTATAGCACCAGGAGTAAAATCAGCTACTGTATAACCAATACTAAGTGTGGAATTACTATAACAAATAACGTATCTATATTTTTCTCCACCTATTTCTATATCTTTACTTTCGTCCCATACGTGTAATGGTGATTGGTTACTGCTTCCTGCTACTAATGTATCGCTATCACTAAATTTATAATATTGAAATCCTGTAATTGAACCAGCAATTAAGTTTCCTTCGTGTGCTTTATCATTATAGGCATATATCGCAACATTTGTATAATTAGCTGCGTCAGTATCTTCTGCATAAATCTCATCTAAATTTAATGGGTATTTATAATAATCCGTAGGTTCATCTAAATATTTTTGTTCAATTCCATCCCACTCTGTAACAGTATAACCCGGTGTTTGCAATTCATTGACACTTTCAACTAAACTAGGTAAATCTGTAATATGAAGCGGAATTCCTTTATTATTTAAGATTTCTTTCAATCTTACTCTGCTATCATTGATAGACTTAAACTTATGTAATAATTGATTTGACATTTTTCTACTCTCCTTCCAAAATTAAATCTACTAAATCTAATAGTTCTTGTTGTTCTTCTTGTGTATAGGTGTGTTCTACGTACAAACCGTCTTCAATTTCATAATATTGGTCTACAATAACCATTAAATCTTCTAATGGAGTAGTTTCTTCTACACCAGTAGGTATTAAACTTATATAATCTGAGTAGTCATTAAACGCTGTACCAGCAGGAATTGTTATCCCCGCACTAACAATCGCGTTTTTTATTTTTGCTTTTGTATTTAATAAACGAGAAAGTTTATCACTTGTTGTATTTGCCATCTATACCACCTCCTCGTTAATTGCGTCTAATACGTCGTTAATATTACCTATACTTGCTAAAGATGTATTAAATTCGGCTTCTGTTCCTACAAACCCACCATCTAACGCACCTTGATATGCAGTTTTACCATCATCTCCATCGGCTCCGTGTAAAGAAGCTAACCATTCTACTTCAGTACCTTCATAACCTTGTCTCACTGCTTCTTCATAAGCACTTCTACCAACAACACGTCCTAAATTTACTCTAGCCATTTACAACCACCTCCAATTCTTGATTTGCATTTATAGAATATACAGCACTATCGTCGTCATCTTGCACAACTATCAATTCACCTTGTTCATTAAGAACATAAGGTACATATAAAAATTCACTATAATTATTGATACATTCTAAATTACCAGCTTCAGTAGTTTCAATGAAATATAATGGAATGTGTTGTTCATCTACCTGAGCCTGAACATCTACGTCAATTGCTACAGTACCTAGTGCGTCATATCCTTCGTCTGCATTTACTTGATACGAACCATTTGCGTCAATACTAATAGATTTTGACTGCTTTCTCTCGGTTGTATTTACAGTTATATTTGCTTTTGATAATGCTCCATAACCACTATCTGGTAAAAGACTATAATTACCATCTTGCCTAATTGTTATTGATTTTTCTTGATATGTTTCTTTAGTCGGAATACTAAGTATTTCCGTATCAAATTGAGAAGCGGGGATAGGAGTATTATCCCCTGTCTTCTGTTTTATCGCATTAGAAACGTCTGTAAGGAAATTAGTAAGAGTATTTATTCTTGCCATTTACAGGTCTCCTTTCTTTTATTCTTCTACTAAACTGGTTCTAGTGAAGAAACCAGCTAAATATCCATCTGGATTTGCAGGTAATAACATATATTCATAATCATCTAAATTGCTTAATTCATAGTTCTTAAACCACCCTTGTACTCTTGATGTATACACGTTATAATCATATGAAATTTTATCATTTTCAAAAATTATTGACTCTGGTGTTGGATTATTTAAGTTCACATAATTTGTTTTTGTTGTAGTTGGAATTCTTGTTGGTGTATAATAAATTTTATCACAGATAATATCTACTGTTGACATATCGTTCGCTACAACTAATTGACCTACTCCCATTAAATTACCAATTGACATATATACAGTATTTCCTTTTTGTCTTGGGTATCCTGTGGTAGTAGAAGAAGCAATGACTTCATTATTTAATATCAATCTAGCATTAAAATTTCTATATTCTTGTGTTGGTACAGATTTTTTTGCAATATAATGCGAATAATAAAACAAATAGTCATATGTATCTTCTAATGCGTATGGATTTGAATTACCATATGCACCCGCATACATCATATAAGCACAATCAACTCTATTAAACGTACGTGTCGAAACATTATAAATAGTAAGTTTAGAATTATAAATCCAATATAATGTAGTTGAATTAGACATTAAATTACCATTTTGTAATGCACCTGTGCTAGAAGTTTCGATTGTTGTAGTGGTATTAGTATCAGCATTGTAAACATATGTAGTATAACCCGCACTAGAATTATTTATACCATATACAAAACAATGATTATTTCTTTCTGACATCCACCCATAACCATTATCAGATTTGAATGTACCTGTTCTGTTAAACACTGTCTTAAATTCACCGGTAAGTTTATTATATAACCATAACGCATTCACCGACGTACCAGCATTGAATAAATACACATATTTATCGTCTTGTTGGTATCTACTTGTACCATAATTTAATTGATAACTAATTTGTTGTTGTAATAACACTTCTTTTGTAGTCGCATTTTCTACAACAAATAAAATACTTGTATCAGAATAACTATTTTGATAGCATAATCCAAATAATAAATTATATTTTATGTCTGCAAAAACACGTGATTTAGTCCATCCTGTTGGTGCGACAAACTCATTTGTATTTACACTCACTACATTTGAATTATGACCATAATATCCGTCTGGTACACTTAAATTGCTAGAAGTTTTGATATATGATAATTTTTGTGTAACAGGTGTATTTGCATAATCTGCTAACACTGCTCCATTAAGTGTTTGCATATCTTCACCATATATACGACTTAATACGTCATAAGGTTCTAAATTATTATAAATACTACCATCACCAGTATAAGATTGTCCTACACCATATCCAGTTAACCCCGGCAATAATTGATTGTTATTCGTCAATGACATTTGTGTAGGTTCAATATTGTATGTCCAAAATTCAGCTACATCAGCAAAAGTAGCCGGTCCTCTTACACTTGTAGACGTAGGGCTTGAAGTGCCTACCCACGCAGTAAGATATAATACTGTATTTGGAACATAAGTGCTACTACTCCACGTTTTACCAAATGAAACTTTCCAATCATTTATTTCATTATATGGAAAATTAAATGTTTCTATGAAATAAGTATAATATCCATAACTATTCTTAAAATATGGAGCGTTTTTTAATATTACTGTTTTTGTCTCTGTTTGTTCCGTACCATCTAACAAACGCTTTCTCACTGTTACAGTTCTGCTTGTATTATCTGTTGGTACAGTTTTGCCTCCTGTGTAAGAATTCCCAATACGAACTGTATTACCATCCTTAAACATATATTGCCCAGGATTTATATACAATTCATTAAATTTATAAACCGTTTTTCCCTGTTTTGTTTCGGTGGCTGTAACTTTTCCATATAAACGAGTGTCACTACCATAATTAGTAAAACCATTCACAATTCCATATTCTGCTACATCAATCATATTATTGTTCACAATATTTATTGCTGGTGCAAAAGATTGATTATAACTATCTAATTGTTGATAATTATATTGATAAATACCATCGAACGTTGGTTTTTTACGTCTAAATACTTGTATCAATTGTTCTAACCCACCATTCGTTAATTTATAGAAAAATTTATAACCATTTTCTTCATCACCTTCATATGGTGTATATTTTAATACATTAGTTTCAGCATTCCACGTCCAAGTTCCGTCATATTCTTGATAATTTTCAGTTTCAACTTGTGTTCTAGTATAAGTAATACCATCTTCCGAACTATATCCTACTATTGCCATAGCCATATTTGCACTAAGCCACATAGATATTCCTGTAGGCGTTAATACGTCCGAAGTTCCTCCTCCACTACCACCGCTTGACTCTGATTGCATATCAACTATTATATCTCTCGTGCAAGGCGTTGTTAAAACAATCTCAGGAGGTAAATATAATTCTGTGTATCGTTCCTCTTGTGCGATAGGCTCAATTTTTTCTTCGCCATATATTACCAGTTTTTTACCTTCTACTAAACTACTATAATGTTGGTTAATATATGTGTCCACTTCTGTTTTATTTTGAAACAATCTCACATCAGGCTCAACATTAACGTCTACCGTTCCTAATCCTGTATAACCACTATCAGCAGTATATGTTCCATTTTCAATAATAGTTTTATTTTGATTATTTATTTGACTTGGTACATTTACAGTGACTTCTCCTAAACCAGTATATCCGCTATCAGCAGTATATGTTCCATTTTCAGTAATAGTTTTATCTTGGTTATTTATTTGTTGTCCAGGTACGTTAATGGTAAGAGTTATAATATCAAAACCGTCATAGCCTGTATCTGGAGTTAATTCTACAGTTTGATTTGTATTAAAATTATAGGTTTTTGATTGTAATTGTTTTTGAGGTACTTGTGTGGTTATAGTTATTTCATCTATTGCGTCATAACCTTGGTCTGGTGTAATGGTTTGTGAACCATTAGCCGAAATAGTAATATTTTTTGTTTGATAAGTTCCGCTAGGTAAATTCAATATTTCTGTGTCAAATGCTGACGCAGCAATAGTTGTTTCTGTACCTTTTTTAGTTCTAATGGCGTTAGCAACGTCTGTTAAAAAGTTCGATAATGTATTCGTTCTAGCCATTTCGTACCTCCTTTCTAATAACTACCTTGTAAAGCAGTTGTAATATTATTCGCAATACTATCGTCTACGTATTTTTTAGTTGCTGGGTGATAATTTTTTGTAGGTGTATAAGCAGTTTCGTTTGTTTTCTTTAAGAAATTATCGTTTGCATACCCTTCTGCTTCTGTCACAGCACCTGCGGCGGCACTTGCTCCAGTACCAGCTGGGTCATAGTTTTGAGCTAATCCGTCAGCGTAATCTTTAGCGTTTTGTTCAGCTGTATCAGCTTTCCCATCAGCGTAAGATTTAGCAGAATTCAATGTTATAAGACCTGCTGCTTCAATAGCGTTCATCATTTCTTGAGTAGTTGAATAATTTGATAAATCTATTTCTACTGTACCAATGGCATCCCATTTAGTACCAGTCCAGTGATATTCAGCGAAACCTCCTTGACCATCTGGCACTAAATAAATTTTTTGTGGGTCTCCTTCTGCTGGTAATTCGTCTACAATGACATATATACCAGTATCAACTACACTGGCAATAATTTCATTTAATGTAGAATAAGTACCGTCTGGATTTAACCATTTATTAGGTAGAGCTTGCTTTGCGTCCCAACCTCCATCGGGATTTACTACAACATTACCTACCATATCTGTTACAGTACCATCAGCTTGTAATAATTTGTTAGGAAGACCTTTTTTACTATTGAAAATATAAGTTGCTTCATTATTAGCCATTTGCGTTTTCTCCTTTCTTAATATTATCTATTTCAGTTTGAAGACATTTATTTTCTTCTTCTAATTTTTTATTTTCTTCTTCTAATTCTTGTATTTTTAATTTTAATTTATGGGTTTCTTTTTCTAGGTTTAGTTTTTCTGATTTTAATTTATAGTTTTCTTGTTCAAGATTTGCTACACGTTCTTCGAGTTTAGCCATTCTTTCATTCATTCTTTGGTCTATCTCCAACATACTTTTAATGTCGGTATTTATTGCTTCAGCATTAACTTTTCTTTTTTCTGTTAATGACTTTACGATTGCTCCAATGACGCCTCCACCAAGTAATGAACCTACCATTGTAGCAATAACTCCCCAGTCTATTCCCATATTCTCACCTCCTTGGTATATTAAATTACATAGCGTCTATTAGTAATCTGTTGGTGCATCAACTTAACCCAATCATTATAGACGTTTTGTTGACCTAATTCTGATTGAGAGCCTAACCCTTCTGCTCCCCTATTCAAATATGCTATACAAGAACACTTAACAATTACTGGCCAGCAATCATTCATTACTTCTGTTAATTGTTCTTCTTTGAATCTATTTGTCCATTGAGCAGCTTCTCTAATTACCATAGAGCATATATCTTCTAAATCAGTAGGTACTTCTTCTGTCTCTAACTCTCCAGTTTCTTCATTTACCGTTGTGATTTCGTCTAATTCAGCCTCAGTAATCTCAGCTATCTCTGGCTCACGATAGTTTTTACCTAGCATAAGTTTTGTTTTTTCTACTATTTTTTCAAATGTCATATCTGGTATTTCTGCCATTTGCTAGCCTCCTCCTTTTTATAAAAAATATAGACCGGTCGAAATCATTTATTCGACCAGTCTACTAACCATATTACTTGTTCATATGATTTCTACCTATGAACAGTATAATATATTTCTTGTCTAATTACAAGTGGAGTACAAGTTTTATTTTCCTGTACTTCCAAAACCTCCAGCCCTAGAGCCAGTAGCGTTGTCGCCTTCTACTCGATAATATGCGGTTATAATTCCTTGACCGATTTTTTCATTTTTTGAAATAACTACGTCTTCTTCTGAGTTATTATAAAATTCAAAACCAATTTCACCTTCATTATCTGGATTATTATAATAATCAGCGTCTATTATTCCTACTCCATTTGCTAAAAATAAAGATTTTTTACTTGGATTTGAAGACCTATTTGCTAATATCAACACCATATAAGGTCTTAACTCACATTTTATACCTGTCATAACTCTTGTTAATTGTTTAGCAGGAAGGATTATATCACCTGGAGCAAAGAAATCATATCCCGCACTATTTGCAGTAGCTCTTTCTGGAAGTTTTACGTCTTCACCTACATAACTAACTCTTTCAAATTTCACCATTTTCTTGTTCCTCCTTTAATAATTTCACACCACAATTAAATAAATTATTATATGTTTCATTTTTTTCTTGAGCAATTTCTTCGGTGTATTCAGTTAAATCTATAATATCTTCATTTTTTAATTCCTGTACTATCATATGTCTAGTCTCGTGTTTGACTATTTCGTATAGCATACTCATATGATACAAATTAGCCGATATATCTATATAGTAAGTATCATTCCATTCGTGAAACGTGCCTAATAAAACCGTTTCGGGTCCAGATTTATGTTGCTTAAAATTATCCTCGTGTTGATACCTTACGAAGCGGTAACTTATAGGCTTACTTATAGTTATTCCTAGTGATTTAACATAGCTTTCTGACATTTCCTTAATAGAAGTCTCGTCTATACTTTGTACTTTCATATAGATACTTGTAGTCGGGTCAATTATATAAGTTACAACTATGGCGAAAACTAACACGATTACAAGTACACTTGCTATCCAAAACATAGTTTGTCCTCCTAAAAACCATTGCCATTTAATTTTCATCTTAATTCCTCCAATGGTTATAGTTAATAAAAATATAAAGGCGGGGTCTCCGCCTTTAGACTAGACCTTTTGACAGTCTCTTATATTGACAGCCGAAGTAACTGCGTTTCCTTTACCGATAACAACTCTATCGCCAGAAACTTCAATTACGTCGAACACGTCGTTGTGTGTCCAACTCGCTAATTTCATACCTGAGTATGAGCGAGTACCTGTAAATCTTACTCTATCACCTTTTTTGATGTCGTCTCCGCCACCACCTAATAGAATTTGATTTACTCTATCTTGTACTTCATTATAGCGTGGTCCTAATACTGTTTTCCTTTGGTCTCCAACACCATATTTATTTTCATTTATTACTTCATTTGCTAATGTATCAACAGAAGCAGAGAATATATGATTTATAAAGTCTTGTACTTCGTCATATCTATCACCTAAAGCATTTTTTCTAGCGTCTCCGTCACCGTAATCTCCGTTCATAACTGCTGTTGCTAAATCTAAAGTGCTACCACTTGGACTTGGTGTAGGCTCTGGAGTAGGTGTTGGTTCTGGACTTGGTTGACCTCCATCTTTAGGATTTGGAAAATCGTGATATGCGTAGTTAGTATCTAATCTTCCTGAATATCCGTTAAAATATCCGTCAGAAGTGAACTGCCACATTGACCAACCTGATTTTTCATCTGGAGATACGTCTAACCCTCTTTGTTTTCCACCAGAAGTAGGCCACATTGCTATCCATTTATCAAATCTTGATAGTCTGTCACCTGCTAGTTGATTGTTAAACCAAGATAGTGAAGCATATATACCAGAATAGTATCCAGCATTTTCAACCTTTTCACAGAATGCGTAACACATATCTCTTAAAGTTGAATTTGAAGGCATACCATTTTTTCTTTTATATCCGTCAGCGTCTTCCATATCAAACCAGCAACCATATGTAGGATTATATCCACTGATTGCATTTAAGAAGTTATCGGCTTCTTTTTGAGCGCCACTAACGTCAAGGGCGTATGAGTACCAATAAAATCCATAAGGAATACCCAATTGATTACACAAGTCTGCATTTCTTCTGAATTTACTGTCTATACTACCAGATACACCGTATCCAACACGAATTATTACAAAATCAATTTCTGATTTTAGAGCGGACAAGTCAATATTTCCTTGCCAACTAGATATATCTATACCACGTTTAGCCATTTTCTTGTTCCTCCTCTCTATAATCTCTTTGTTGTTCTGCGTTACCTTCTTGTATTTCTTGTTCTTTTTTATTATTTGGTTTATTTCTTACTTTCACTGTGTTTTCCTCCTTCCAACATAGTTTTTATGTCTGTTGCTACTGGAGAAGCTATTTCATATATACCGATTGCGCTTGCTAGTAATATGAATATATTAAATATACCAGAAGTAATACCTGCAAAATCAAATTGTTGTAAATATATAATACGTAATACTCCTACTATAATTGAAAATCCTAAAGCAAGCCATTTTGTGTCTATTTTTTCAGGTAAATAGCGTTTGAATACTTGTGTAAGTAATGTAATTATTAGAGAGCAACCTGCCATTGTACCTAAAATTTCAATACTAACAAAATCATTCATATTTTTTACCTCCTATTTTAATTTTTTTGTCTTATTAAAACTGTCTTCTATTTATCATATCGTGCGCACGCTCGTCAGGATTGATTATAAGAGCTTCTGGAAGGCTCAATGATAAATTTAACCTTCTTAATGTATAAACGCCTGAAATCTCATCGTAGGCTTCTACAGTGTATGTATATTTTTTATATTGTGGGAATAATTTGAAACCATTTAAGTCTGCGTCAGCGTCTTTTGATACGTAAACGACTGAACCTATTGGATATTTAGGTGTTTTTACTGATTTCTTTTCTTCTTTTTTAACTTCCTCTTTTTTGATTTCTTCCTTAACTTCTTCTACTGGAGCTGTTTCCTCTTTGATTTCTTCTACTGGTGTTTCTTCTACTACTGGAGTTACTTCTTCTTCTTTGACTTCTTCTACTGGTGTTACTTCAATTTTTTCTACTTTTTTAGTAGTTTTCTTTTTAGTAGCCATAATTATTTCTCCTTTCTCTTTGAATTTGCTCGTTTTTGCGTCTATTTCTGCAATAACGACATCTTTTTGGTGGTGTGAAGCCTTTTTCTTCATACCATTTTTGCTCTGCTACGGAAAATATGAATTCTATTCCGCAGTCTTGGCATTTGATTTTTACGTCCTGGTAGTTTTCTGACATACGATTACCTCTTTCTTTTTATTATTTTTTGCTTGCAAAGTTAAAATTGAACTCTGGTTCATTAGATTTTTTCTTTTTATCACCTAAAAGCACGTCTGGGTGGTCTTTTAATAGTGTTTGTACTCTAGCATTTGTAGCTTCAAGGAATATTTGATTTCTTTTATCTACGTAATCTTCAATTTCTTCGTCTGTAGCAACGTCTTCAGCACGAAGTAGTTGTAATAAACGTGGGTCATAGCCTTTATCTGCAACGATTGTAGCAATTTTATCTCTACGTCTAATCAAAGAAAGCTCTTTTTCATACTCAGCTATCTTCAACTCTTGGTTGTCGATTTGCTTTTTATATCTTTCTTCCATTGACATTTTAGCCATTTCTTCTGCTTCTTTTTTCTTAGCTTCAATTTCTTCTAAGATATTTTGTCTCATTTTTTCTTTTTCTGTGTTAATACTTGCTTGTAGAGCGCTTTCTCTCTTAGAATACTCTTGTTCTTTGTTTGTAAGGGCTTTATTTATAGCCTTTTCTAATTTTTTGTCAAATTCAGCTTGTAATTTTGGGTCTTGTAGTAACACGTCTAAGTTTTGTGTGTCACTCTCTTGTGGCTTAGCCACTTTGTTTTGTAAGTTTTGATTTGTTGCTGTGTTATCAGCATTTGCTACCATATCTTGGATAGCGTCTTTGTTTTGGTTTTGTTCGTCCATATTTAATCCTCCTATTATTTATATGTGAAACAGATTTATGGGAGCGAGCGATTGGTGTGAAGCGGTCTATTTATTTGGTCTTCCTTCTCTTGATTTTAGAGCTGGAATGTTATCGGTTTTATCTTTAACTGTTGGTGTTGTAGGCTTTGTACGATTTTCTATTTGATTATTTGTTTGATTTGCTGTTGTGCTTGTAGTTGTAGTTTTTGCATTAGTATTGCCTCGAGAAGATAAGTCTTGAGCATTGTCAACGTCATTTGGTGACACAAATTGTGTATCTGGAGCAACTGTCTCCCATAATGTCTCGTTTTCTTCTTCTTTGTTCTTCTTCTCTGTAGCGTAGTCATATCCAAGATTTGATAATAATGTCTTATTAGAAATTATACCGTTTAATGCTAATTGTTGATTTATAGTCTCGTCTGTCATACTTGGTAGATTTGTACCTATTGTGATAGTTATGTCGTCAATATTATATTTATTTGACGAGATAAGATTTATTCTCTGGAAGAAGTTAGCCCATCTGTGTTTAATCATTGTAGTTACACCCTGTTTTACGTCGTCTAACATTAGTGCCATAGTATAGAATTTTCTATCTATTGCGCTTGCGTTCATATCTCCTGAGTTAAAGGCTGCGTCGCTGGTATTAGGTATACCGCTTATTTGGAAGATGGAATCTACATAATATTTAAGGTATTTTGTAGCGTCTTCTGCGTGTATTTCTTTTAGTAGCCAGCTTACGTCTCCACCTTCTTGTACGAAGAATGTTTTAGAGTTTTCAAGGTGGGTATCTTCAATTTCTCTAGCTGGGTTGATAATTTTGTCGGGATTTGAAGCAGAAATTGGCTTCTCAGGGTCAAACGCTGGATTAGGTATTGTTAGTGGGTTTTCTGGTCTATAGCCTGATATTTTCAACTTAGCGTCTTTATCGTTGTAGTTATACATATTATTTAAGTTGTTCATAATCTGCTCGTAAGACGTAATTAGGCTGATGATAGGGTCGATGATTGAGACCTGTGGGTCTGGCTCGTATGCTGTGAATGTTGGGACGGTGTGTGATGACTCTTTTTCCTCTTTTAGAGTGATAACATTTTTATATTCAGAAGTTGCGTCTTCGTTAGTTGTTTTATCATATATAGACGTACCATAAAAACCAGTGTATGGATTACATTCAATAACATAGTATAGTGTATGCTCTTGGTTGTCTTCGCTATTACGTTTATCTAATAGGTATCTGGTAATCAGACCTATTGGCTTTTGTTGGCTGATGTCACTTATGTCTGTTGGAAAGATGGCGCAGGTATTTAGAGCGCTTAGTGGGTAATATGTATAATTTGGGTCTGTTGTGTCTGGAGCGTCGTCTGCGGCAATAGCGTCGGCTTGAGTTTGTTGAAGGTCTAACTGTCTTTCATAGCAACAGCCGTAAAGGACTGCGTCGTGGAATAATGCCTTCAAAACTTTTGGGTCATCATTTTTTGAAGATAGAGTTGTGATAATAAACTTCAACTGTGCTGCTGTATCTGGGTCTAATGGAGAAGTGTTTGATGGGTGAAGTAGACGATATGCTGGTTCTTCACTTTCATCTACGATTTCTGCGTTGTATGTAATTTCTCCAGATAGATAACCAGAGGCTAAGTCGGTGATAAATTTCTCGAAAAATACTTGGACTGTTGTGCCTGAAACTATGTCTGTGCTGGTTACTCCTCTTAAATAACGGTCATTGATTTCCGCACGTTTTGAAAGGACTTTATCGACTTCTGACAATAAATCTTGTAATTTACCGTCATTGTATTCGTCTTTTATGTTTTTTGATATTTTAATCATAAAAAATTTATCTCCTTTCTTCATTTGTTCACATTATATCTTAACTGAACAAAATTTGCAAGTGGAGTACAACAACTTTCTTGACTTTTTCGAGCAACCGCTCGAAAACCACACTTGACTAAGGTTGAACAATGTGATAAAATAGACAACAAGGTTGTTGTCCGATTTATTTGGATATATGTTTTGTGGGTCGCCACACAACCTGGCTTGGTCTGGAGATATACTAAGCAAGCCTTTTTCAGGATTTGATCCTAGATTACAAAAAAGTAATGATATGATATTGACAAACTACCAAAAAAATAGTATAATAGAATTAACAAAAGCAAAAAGAAAAACGTATTTACTTATAGTAAATACATTTCATAAAATACTTTTGTTATGTATGTATATACATTAAGAATATACAAGTATAGTTGCATTACTGAAATGTATATGTAACAGGTAATGGCTAATCATTAAATAGAGAGGAGTGTGGTATTATGGATAAGTATATTTTATATGTAGGTCTAAACGATAAAGACACAAAAACACAAAAAATTGATACTTTATCAGCTTATAACTTAACAAATAATATTTTACTTAATTATGTTGAAGGTGCAACAGTAACACAATCAAAAGGAATTTATAAACACAATAACGGCAATGTAGTAATAGAAAACACTTTAATAATTGAGTTACTATTTACAGATAAACAAACAGTCGAAACAATAGCAAAAGAATTGAAAATTGCATTAAATCAAGAAAGTATTGCAATACAAAAGCAAACAATCGAAAGCTATCTATTTTAATTCGACAAATAGTAGGTAAAAACGGCTGAAACCCTACTGAAAGCCGTCATAAAATTAAAATAAAATTAAATAGAAAGGAATTGATAAATATGGAAAAATCAAGAATTGAAGAAATTGCAATGGCAGTTGCAATGGTAGAATATTATAACGAAATTATTGAAAATGCAAAGGAAGAAATTAGAAACTTAACAGAAGAAGAAATTGCAGAAATTAACAAAGGCAAAGACTTAATAATTAAAAGACAAAACTATACTAAAACAATATATTCAAATGAATATAAGAAAGCAGTTGAAGAAATCGCAAAGAAATTTCCACCAACAAAAGAAACAACAGTAAATCATACAATTAAGTTACAAGCAACAGCTTACACAACAAGCAAAAGAGAGCTAATAACTGACAAATTCACAAACTTAAATAAAACACAACTAAAAGCAGCAAGTAAAAACGCAAATATAAAATAGGGGAGGGGCTAGACCCCTACCCCAAGAATAGGAGGGTATAAAATGGACGCCATTAAATTATTAAATAATCTTGAAAAGGGTATGCCTTTAGTGGTAACAACAACCTGGCAAGGCTTAACAATGAGAAAAGTCAGTATATATGGAGGGACTGACGGAATAGGCAAATACACCTTCATAGACGACAGTGGAATATATCAATTAACAACAGGGTATATAAAAGAGCATTGTAAAATCAGCCAAGAGCTAGACCAAGACACAGACCTATACGAAGTAGTACAATTATGTAATAAAATAATAAGAGAGGGGAGGGAGTAAAAATGGAATTCCTTTACGAATTACAACCACAATATGATAGCAGAAAATCATTCTACAAAAAAGCTAATGTATATCGCGACGACAAAGGACACATTTTACTAATGAGCTATTCAACAATAGTTGCAGAAATTACAGACGGGATCGCAACAGAAGACGGTCGCCCAACAGTAAAAGTGAACGGCTATTATTCACCAACGACAGCTAGACATATCAACGACTTCCTATATCAACACGGCTTCAAAACAATGACCAAGAAGGAAATGGAAAGCAACTAATCAAGCAAGCCCTTAAAAATAGTATGAAACCAGGGCGAGATACTATCATATCCCAATAACAAAAAACTAATGATAAACTATTGACATACTACTGGAAAAGTAGTATAATAGAAAGTGAACGGTTATCAGACAAGGCGTAGCCTTTAATCTAACTGATACCGTGTAGAAAGGTAGGTACATATATGAGTACAATGAAAATTGACGGTATTGACGTGCCAGAAATACGTCAAAGCGATTTCTACGCTTTATTAGAAGACGAAGAAAATACACTTGTCTTTGGTAACAAAGGTATAGGTAAATCTTCAATAGTTAGAAAGTTTGCAGAAGATAAAGGTAAAACATTATTAGTCTTTCCACTTGCTACAATGATACCAGAGTTTATTGGTGGTGTACCATATGCACAAGTTAGCAGTGACAAGAAAACAGAATACTTCACACTATTATTAAATGAGGCACTAGCTCCAATGTTTAAGGTCAAAGGTAAAAACTATATACTATTCTTTGACGAAATCAACCAAGCTCCAACAGAGGTTATGAACTGTTTATATGGACCTTGCCATATAGACCCAGCACAAAGAGAATGGTGTGGACATTCACTAGAGTTTGCACAAATAGTTGCAGCAGGTAACTTGAGTGACGGTACAGACGGTACAGTTTACTTGAACGAACTTCCTGGACCATTACTAGACAGGTTTGACGTATTCCAATTAGTAAACAGTGACAAAGACGCAATGGACTACTTAAAGAAGAAATGGAAAAACATTCCACAAGTTGCCAAGTATATCAAAGCAATGCAAGACAGTAAAATCAACCCAAGAAATATGGACCACGTACTTAAAATGTTACAGTTTGAGAAAAATCCATTAAGATTAAGGGCTAAATTAGGCACAGCACTAACACAGAAGTTAGTTGATATGCAGAAAGGAATGAAAAGCATTGACCCAGCAGACTTAATCAAGAATGTAAGAACAGCCTATGAGAGATTTCAAGAAGACGGAATAGTAGCGTGGGGGCCAGAGACAATATCAACAGAAGAAGAACTAATTGAGAAATTCAAAGAGATATTATCAGAGGAAGAAGTTGCAAGTATTGTGAAAGGAGGTAAATAATTATGGTAAATCCATTCTTATCAAGTACACACTATGATACAGAGACAGCCATTATGCTAGAGAGAGCATATGTAACAGACATAGGGAGAGCAGTTGCCTATACAGACGGCGACCGTATCTTCCTAAACACCCAAGACAATTTATTCAAGATACTACCAGCATATGACGACAATATGCTAAAGTGGTTATTGTGGCACGAAAGAATGCACCTAGAGTTGAAACACCACAACAGATTTTTTAGATACCTGGAAGAATTGAACGAAGAAGAAACAATGGACGAATTCCACGTAACAAAAGACGAAGTCAATATTATAATGGACATATTAGTACACGACTGGATGAGCAAGAAATTTCCAGAGCTAGTAGATACAGCAGTGAACAACCTAGCCCAATTCAGGGATCGTAATTCATTATCATACACATTCAAACACTATACCCTAGAGGAAATGCTAGACGAATACGCAAGACACAAACACGGAGAAGACGAAGACAAGAAGGAAGGCGAAGGAGAAGGAGACGACAGCGAAGAAACAGAAGAAAAAGAAGAAGACAGCAAATCAAAAGGTAAGGGCAAAGGCAAAGGAAAAGACAAAGATAAAAAAGAAGACGAGCCAAAGGAAGACAAAGACGAGAAGAAAGAAGACAAAAAGAAGAAACCAAGTACAGACAAAGCACACGCAGAAGGGGGACACGACAGCACCCCAAGAGAAAAGACAGGTAAAGATACGAGTGAAGTTACAACAGAACCTGAAAGTGAACAGCCAGAACCTGAAGCACCTGGACATCACGACGAAACAGACTGGTCAAAACTTGACGACATAGACAGCAAAGAGTTTATAACAGAGAGTGAAGGTAACAAGTGGGTAGAAGAAATCAACAGATTAAAGAATGTTAAATTAAGACTAGCAAGAATAACAAAGACACTTAACGGACTTGTTACAGATACAAAAGTAAGAAGTTACAAGACACCAAGTTATATGCAGACAGGACAACATACTATCTTCAAAGGGTCAAAGAAAGGACACGCAAGTTTATACTTATGCTTTGATGCAAGTGGTAGTATGGGTGGAGATATGGACACATTCAAAGAAATTATAGGCAAAGCAATTCCACAAGCATTAAAGACACCAACAGTATGGTTTAGTGGTTACGCATATAATGAAGAAGCACGTAATGTAATGAGACGTTGCCACGACCCAGAAGGTAGAGACGACGACTACTTCAAAGGTACATTTGCAGACTTTATGAAAATATCAGCAGACAGTGGTTATTCAGACGACGGTGATCGTACAATCGAGATGTGCTTCAAAGCTGAACAGTTAGGATACAGTCCAATAGGAGTAACAGACGGTGGTGGTAGAATAAGCTGGTCAGTTGATATGATCAAACAACTAAAGAGAACAGTTTTAGTAGGACATTCAGAAGAATGGCTAAAGGCAGTACAAAAAATAAATCCAAATATTCAAATTATCTATACAGGAAGGGGGTATTAGTATGTATAGAGTAAACAAAGAAACAGGTACAAGTGAAAATGTGTACCTTCAAAACACAGACACAATGGCAGAAATTAACTTAGGAAGAATAACACCAGGACTATTAAGAATACTAGAAGCAGATGGCTACAAGTTTGACGAAACAGACGGAGCAGTAACACTTAAAGAGAAATGGACATTAAAAGTAAGCGAAGAAGTTAAAGAGCAATTAAGAAAATTAGCAATGCCAATGAAGAAACCAATAAGAGACCAAAGAAAAGTTAAACAAGAAGAAAAGAAAGAAAGTAAGCAACCAGTAGATTTATTAGATATAATCTATGGGTTAGCATAATAGAAAGGTAGGAGATAGAAATGAAAGAAATTAAAAGAATAAGAATCAACAAGAACAGAGGCTGGAGAGGACTAGCCGAGCTAGTATGTGAAGACGAGGAAAGAAAAGTAGTACATAAAATGATATTCAGTTTTAGCCAAGCAGTATGGAATGATTTATTACAAGGGTACATAGTTATCCAAGACGAAGACAATTATTTTATTCTAAACTTCGACAACACTGAAAGTCTACCAAAGCCAACACAACAACGCAGTGTTTTAATCAAATCATTCCTTGCAACAGTAGTGAACATTACAGCTCATCCAAAGAATGAGCCACTAGATGTGTTATCAGATGACTATGACAGAATATATAACTTCAAGAAAAACAGAAACAACCATACAACCAGTGACTGGAATTGTATAGGTGTTAGAGTAATACCAGAAATATAAAGGGGGGTAATGATATGAGAATAGCAAAAAAAGATATTGAAAGATTAACTTATGTAGAAAAGGCACTAGCCACAAAAGAAAATCATTTAGCGAAGGTTGTTCACAATGTGCTTCACGAGCTTAATCCTGAATTCGTATATGTAATCCAGGAAGAAGGTAGTTGGGATTATGAATTTACTCATCACACAGAAGTATACGCCAGCTTCGGGGACGCACTGAACAGTTATAAAAATCTGGTCAGAGTTGCCAGGTCAGACATCAGGGAGTGGATCAGTGAGGATCAAATATCCGAAAGTGAACAGATTGATGAGGAAGCAGGGACCGCTTCTTTCGAGACATACGAAGACGGAGACTTTACAAGATTACACGATACTATATCAATAACTAAAAAGGAGGTAATATAATATGCCAAATCACGTAATGAATAAATGGAAGATTTCACACATACCACAAGATAAACTTCAATATATATTAGATAAATTGACAATGATTACAGAAGAAGGAGATAGAATAATAGATTTCGATTTAATTATACCAGAGCCTAGACTCAAAAAAGATTGTCCAGCAGATTGTATAGTGAACAAGGACAGCCACGTAGCAGAAGTAAAAGATAGACCTTGGTTTGACTGGTATGCTTGGCGAAACAAATACTGGAATACAAAATGGGGTGCATACGACGGATACACACATACAGGTAAGACATATATAATAATGTACTTTCAAACAGCTTGGTCATTTGCAGGACCAGTAGCAATGAAGCTCGCTGAACTAGGATATGATTTAGATTTACAATGGGCAGATGAGGACTGGGGTGCAAACTGTGGTCGATTAGAGTATGACTCAAAAACAAAAGAATGGACACGCTGGAGTTTAGATGAACTAAAACCAAACCCAGCAGCGTGGGCAAAGAGACTCTGGGAAGGATAAGAAAGGAGAGGATTAAAGTGAACAGGATTACATCACCTGGAATGCCAGGTATGAATGATACAGTATTGACATACTACAATAATTATGATATAATATATGGAAGAAAGGAGGAATTGGTATGTTTGAAAAGATAGTAGGACAAGACAGAGCCAAGAGAGCAATAACAGACTGGTACAAATATGAAACACAACCGCTTCTAATCTATGGTACATCAGGATATGGTAAGACAATGTTTGCTGAAAGTTTAGGAGCAAAGACAGTTGATACGACTCAAATGAGAGGGGACAGATTGAACAGTATGTTGAAGCCAATCAAAGAAGCTGAAGACGGGGACATATTATTCTTCGACGAAATACACAGTCTTCAACCAAAGGTACTTGAAGGACTTTACAAAATAATTGATAAGGGTACATTTTACGATACAGATTTATGTATGGACTTAGAATTACCAAAGGCAAGGTTTGTATTCGCAACAAATATATTAAGCCCTTTACCAGAAGCATTTGTTAATCGTTGTAAGTTTGTAGAACTTCAAAATTATACTGAGGACGAACTAAAACAAATCGTACACAATGTTAATCCAGACCTAGACGAAGAAGCATTACCAAGTATTGTAAGAGCAGCTAAGGGTGTACCTCGTACAGCATTATCTCTTGCCAAGTCTATGAAGTCAGCAATTAAATCCGAAAAATTAAAAACAGCAGGGGAAGCAGAAGTGAACAGTCTTCTAGACTCAAGGTTTGCTATTAACGGTGCAACTGGTTTAAGCGATAAAGAATTTCTAATAATGCAAAGAGTAGCAGAGCGAGGAAGATTATCTACAAGTGCAGTAGCCAATGTATTAGGTTGCAGTATTCACGACGCAAAGCAATTATATATCGAGCCATTAAGAGCGAGTGAATGGTTAGCAGTAAGCAATCAAGGTGTGATTATGGGCTACAAAGGACATAAAAATTATAGACTGTTTGTTACTAAAAAAGACGTGGAAGCCTAGAGCTTCCTCTCTTTTGAGCCTATGCTCAGAACAAATGTTCTTATATGTGTGTCGCGTGTGTGAGTATTTTACCCCGGCGTGTATTAAAATTACCCCGGCGTTGTTCACTTTTTACAGTGAAGGGAATGCCAGGAATGATATAAAATAAAAAAAGGAGATGATTTAGATGTTAAACAAATATTCAAAGAAAGAGCTTATGCAAATAATTAAATGTTATGACCAATATATTCAAGATTGGTTTGACGAAGACGAAGATTTAAGAGCAGGACAAGAGCCTGTAAGTGTATATGAGTTTATTGATAACGAATATCAAGAAATGTTAGAAGCGGGTTACGATAATTATAATAATTATATCGCAGGACTTTAATCCTGTTCACTTATTTTATTCAGAAAGGAGATGAATTCTATGAATTATTATGAATTACTAAATGAAAAAGCTAAATTAGGGTTTGATGAGTTGCTTGCATATCTTCAAACAGACAAAAACTTACTATGGACTATCGAAATTGACGATTACGAGCATACTACAGAAGTAGAAATTGAAACTTGGGACGAAGAAAACTATAATAGTGAATTTTTAACGAGCTTTGAATTTAATTCATCAGGGAAGATGATCAGCTAAAAGTGAACAACCGGACGGAATGCCAGGGGAGATATTCACACTCCCCGGTAATTTTTTTATATCCGTGAATTCTGTTCACTTTCGACACGGTTCGACAGAAAATTTTAATTTTTTGTGTGCATTAAATTTACCCCAGCATACTTCAATTTTACCCCACGGGTGTTCACTTTGGACAACAGGTTTCTTGGTGTTGAGAATGAATTTTTTGAGGTCTGCGTTGCTCTGTTTTCTAGGTGTTGCTCTGCTAAAAATTGTTTATAAAAAAGCAAATCAACGAGCCGTTTTTTATTTAAGCCGCAATTTATCCCGGTTTTCTGTTCAGTTGAATGATATGGTCTTGCATAAAAGCAGAGCAATCGCAGAGCAACGGGGTCTATCCCTACTCTACCAACAATGATATACTGTGATGTTGCTCTGCTGTTGATAAATCTATTATTAGTATATATTTTTTAGTAGATAGATAAAGTCAGCAATGTGTAAAAATATATGCCTAACCGAGATTTCAAAAAGCAAATCAACGCAATCGCTCAAACCCTTGCAATCACTGCATTTTTTAACGTTGCTTTGCTCAGAGCAACACACGTCCGTTCGTAGTAAAAAAGTGACCATTTTATGTTTCGTGGTTGCAACTCATAACACTTGACAAACATTACTATAATGTGTTATCATAATATAGTCAAATATCATCATTTTGGTACATACATTTATAAACAATTCAACAATTTTATAAACAATCGAAAGGAGGTAAAAAATATGTCACAAAGATTAACAGTCACACTAGATGATGAAACATATTCTTATCTAAAAGAACAAGCAGAAAGAGATTACAGGACAATCGGGGCAGAGATATGCTACTTATTACATTTACACGTACCGGCCCCAATATCAGCACCAAGCGAATTCATAAAACCAGTTCTCCCAGAAAATCCAACAGGCGCACCAACACTAACTAACGACACAAACACATATTATAAAAGAAAGGAGCTAATATAAAGTGGAAGATGACCAATACCAATTAACCCCAGAAGATATGTCTAATTTATTTAGGTTTTTCAGAATACCCACAGACTTATATGATAAGTGGCACGAATACGCCAAACATCATCACCAGTTAACGTCATACGCACTAGCAGACTTATTGTATTCAGTTCGAGACTTACCAATTCCACGATATGAAGATACCGGGTATATTGATATAGCCATAGACTATCATTTGAAACAACCCAAGATATATAAACAAGGTCTAATACGTCAATACAACTATCAATACCCAGACGTATTACGCGACGAGATATTTTATATATTTAAGCAGACCGGGTATAAAAATCAGACCTTAGAAATGAACAAAGAAATATGCGTACGACTAGCATACGCACTTACATTACGCCGGGTGGTAATCCCACTCCGCGTTCTTTTTTTAATTTAATTCCAAATTCTTTCCCACCGGGAGTGTTGTGTATCCTCTCGTGTTCACTTACAGTCACACAGACCAGATTTTCAATCACATTATGCGTCTTAACCCAGTCCACGTGGTGTATTACGCACCCCGGGGGAACAGTTATCCCCGCTTCTGCTTCCCACATAGCCACGTGAAGTCTTTTTCGCTCCCCACTCGTACAAACGTAGTAGCCGAGACTTTTTATCTTGCCTATACTTTTTTCCCAAATACATTTGCTGGTCCAAGCGGGTACACACATCACGCCTCTTATTATTGTTCAGCATATCACCAATCATAATTATTTTACTCCTCCTTCGTATTCCTTATCTCTTAATAATTGATTAAGTCTTACGTTTTCAGCGTGTAAATCGTCTATCATATGGTTCATTTCGTCTTCGTGAGCCTTCATATTTTCTATTCTATCTAATAACATCATTACTATCTGCTCCCAATGATAACCGCCCATAAAATCACCTCCATTATAATAAAGTTCTCTTACTTCCAGTAACAGCTCTACCAGACCATAAATCTACTGTCGCATAACGTGTTGCGTCTATTCCGTGGTCATTAACACTAGGCCATTCTTGAATAATTATTTCTTTTCCACCAATATCTCTACGTAAAAATTCAGCACCTACAAACTCAGCCCAACAGCCAGGACACCTCTCTGAGTCAATCCAGATTTCTTTAACGTCACCAAATCCACCAGTAAGAAATTGATAACTAACGTCTCTCGAACCCGATACTTTCTTAACCGGGTATATGTTCAACCCCTTGCTTCTCAAGCCGTCGATAATTCTATTATCTATTTCAGAGTTTATTAACGACGATATATTAACCGACCTATCAAATAGTCCGCCACCTCTCGATAGCATTTCTTTAACGTTCATATAAATACCGTCTTCTGACCAACCGATACCTCTGACTTCGTCAGTTATAAATAATATCTTTTTAACTTTATTATAACCTACAACTACACATACAGTAGGGTCAGGTCTATAACCATAGTCCATACCAACAAGCCAACGCCAACACTCTGGACCATTACCAAATTCCGACGTATCAATATCTCCAACTCTAACAGGTCTAAGTAGTGGGAATACCATAGTAGCCGGGTCTCCAACCTCTCCCATTATTACGTGCTTCCACTCCTGTTCATTTTCTTCTTTCATTGCTTCAGCCATATCATAAACCTGTTGTGGTACGATACCTCTTGGAATATCATATAAGTTAACGTGTTTGAAGTAAACCTTTTCGCTTAATCTTTTTCTGTCGCCTCTATCTTCATCTCTATCTACTTCTTCGATTGCCATTTCTTTCGCATTGTTCCAACCAATATTAAGCCAGTGTGAAGGTGAGAATGGTGTGTTGTACGTGAATATAGTTTCAAATATGTCACCACCACGATATAAAGAAAGTAATACTTGGTCTACGTCGTGTTTAGATTGAAATTGGTCAGCTTCTTCAAACCATATTAGCCTACAGTAACCTCCGGGCCACTTGATAGATTTAACTTTTCCATAGTCCTCAGCAGTATTTAAGTTAGCGAATTTAATTACAGATTTAGTTCCCTTTAATCTAATCTCCATAGGGTTAGTAAGCATTTGCCACTTATCTTCAACTCCTAAATTGATTATAGCATTAGCAATTTCAGCATATACAGAGGTTCTTAATGTATTATTATATTTTCTTAGTGCCAAGCAACACGCCCAAGGTTCGCCGTCTTTGTGAACAGCAGCAAGAGCTAATAGTGTTAAAATAATATGATGAGCTGCCCAATAAGATTTACCAGAGAAACGTCCACCACGTAAAAACATTTTCCTACTTCTCTCCAGCTGTTCACCTATTCCGTCTTCGAGTAAGTCCCAGTAATTCGGCAAAATAATATCACTCATTTTTCGTCTACTAATACTAATCACCCCATTTCTTCACTATTTATACCACGATTTCTTTTCTTTTTCCACTCCAAATAAATTCTTGAACACCGCTTCTAGCACATTCACTACAATCGAGTTACCTGCTTGTTTATATAATTGCGTGTCCGAAGTAGGCACAGCCTGTGCTTTATTGAAATCTTCATCTCCAAATCCCATTAGACGCCAACATTCTCTTGGTGTAAGTTTTCTAATACGCATATCCGGGGTAACAACACCCCTCTCACTTCCATTTGCCATTAGTGTCTGTGTCATTTCTTTTTGAACATTACCTCTTTGATACTTCATTCTTCCAGAGATATTAACACCGTCTCCTGCGTAAGCCTCTTTATATCCAGCTTTCGTGGCTTCTTTTATTTTCAAACAAGGCTCTATGACGTAATTATCTTTTTGTACTGTTGTAATAGTGTTACTAATTCCTTGTTTATTTATTTCCAATCTCTGTTCAGTTGGAATACCAGGAGTTCTATCACCTGGATTATCAGGATTTCGACCACGACTTGCTGCAATAACTGGTTCATCAATCAAAACTTTAGGTTGACGATTACCACCTTGCATATCAGTAAGGGTGGGAGCAATACCCTCCCCAGAGTAAACACGCTTAACGCAATCGTGTCCTTTTATATCTAATTTACCTACAACTTGAATATAGTTATCTCCCGACCTACACGCTCCAACTCTAGTAGTTACAGTCTTTGCCACACAGTCTCCGTCAGTAGTTTCAAATGCAAATCCATTTCCCTTCGCTTTCTGTCGTTCAGTGTTTGCTATTAGTCCAGCGATTAGTTTATCACTTAAATAATATTTCTCGTCAACACTTTCTTCTAATACGTCTTTAAGTTTTTTAGTCAATTCAATTTCTGGTGGGAATTCATAATTCAACCCCAAATCTTTTCTAATTGATACAGTGAACACACGCTCCCTGTTTTGAGGAATGCCATAGTTTTTTGAATTTAACACTTTATAATAACTATTATAGCCGAGTTTATCCATAATTTCCAAATAACCGTCAAAATTATGTCTATTTTTAGCACTTAATAAATTTTTAACATTTTCCCAAACCACATATTTAGGTTTTACCGCTTCAACTATATCAACCGTACACCACATTAACGACGACCTAGTACCAGAGCCTTTGTCTCCTCCAGCAAGTCTACCAGCAATACTGAAATCTTGACAAGGTGAACCGTGGGTAATTAAATCTATATCGCCCAGCTTTTTAAGCTCGTCCAAATCTATTTTACTAACGTCACCCAAATTCAAATCTTCTGAAACACCGTGTACTGCACAATAAGATTTTGTAGCATACTTATCAATTTCTGAAAACCCCACAAGCTCTACGTCTATACCTATTCGTTTAAGTGCTAATTCAAATGCACCAATTCCTGAAAACAAACTTAATACTTTCAAGCTAAACACCTCTTTCTGTTCACTTTTTATTCATCACCTTCGTCCAAATCTTCATCTTCGTCACTACTGTCTGGCTTAAACTTTCCTTTGTATAAATCATTGATAAATGTAACACCTTCAATACCTTCTCCTGAGTACATTCCAGTATACATTTCTATTGCTTTTAATCTATCAGCGTCACGAGCGTTTTTGTTTTTTATAATACTACTTAATATCGCTTTAATTCCGTCTTGGTCAACCAAACTATAATCCTGCGCTCTGTATTTTTCTATTACAGATTGAACTTGCTTCCAACCTAATAAATTTTGTTTTTCCGTACTAAGTGAGGTCGGGTCTAAATTACCCCCCATCTGGTCGTCCAAATAAATTATATCAGCAACTGTTTTAACATAGTCGTCTTGTAATAACCACATTGCGTCTTTACATTCTTGTAGCCAAATAGGTTTTAATTTTCTGTATATATTATCAACTGTCTTTTTATATCTCTCGTCGTCTGTAAGTCTATCACCTTTCATAAAACTACCAATTAGTTCTTCTGCGTCAAAGACTTCTTCTTTTCCTCGTTTACTTTTACCTCTAGGCATATATTCACCCTCCTCCAATACATTATTAAACAACTAAAATAGCCGATTGTAAAATGTAAGCCGTAAATAAATCCGGTCGTTCACTTTTAGATTTTTTAGAAGTGCGGATAGAAACCCTCCGCACAACCAAATCACGCACAATAAAATTATCTTTTTCATTTTTCTTCGTCCTTCTTTCCTATAAATAATCTATTTAAGCTCATACCTTTATCATTTCTAGTTTTTCTCATTTCAAGCTCGTAGCCCTTTTCAGTTAGTTTACTTATAGTTTTACCTAGCTTCATTGAAAATGCTTTTTCTTTCATAGCTTGGTCTCCTGTTGCCATTTCACTGTGCCAATCTTGATATTCTAAATATAATTCTTTTGTCCAAATATCTTCTTTACGTTCAACCACGTACCATTCTAGGAATTCTTCTAGCTCGGCGTCAAATCCACCAGAGAAAGTACCTTCTAATTTTTCTCTCATATCGTCAGTATCTTCTAGTTTTAATTTTCCTAACATCCAATCTATATACATATATCTAGCTTTATTCGCAAACCAAGCCAAACTTCCGTGGTCTAAACTATCTAATACACCAGTCTCTCTTGTGTGCATTTTCATAACTTTAGTACCTCTGTCTCCATAAGCACTCTCTTTCATTCTGTATTCTGCAACTGCCGCATTATCCATTGTGTTCAATACCAGCTTCCATTGCAATAGCTCATCTTTTACTGAGTCATCAACGTGGAATTCAGTAGGTAGTATTTTTACCCTACGACGCATACCTTCTGATTTATCATATAGTTCAAATTCAAAATTAGTACAAGCAATAATCTGAGGTAGTACGTCTAGTTTCTTTTTGGGTTTGAATTTTTCATTTATATAAACTGTATCTGTACCAGTTACACCACCTTTAATATATGAAAATGCGTCTCTGTTATATACTCTATTTAAGTCGTCTATTACGCATAAAATACCGTGGTCTAAGTCTTCACCCCAAAACTTATTATCGTGAGGGTTACTATCAAATATTTTACTTTCGTTAAACATATCTTCACCCAAACATAATCTAATTAGAGAGGTGTAAAGAGATTTACCATTTTGTCCTCCACCTGCAAGTATTACTATCTTTTGAAGTTGATTAGCGGGTATCATACTAGCCCCAGCTATTACCCAAAGCCAATCTTGAACCATAGGTTGAGGAATACCTTTTGAATTTCTTGATAATTGAGATATAAACCAAGTTATATTTTTACCCAAATCTTCTTCGTGTTCTTCAACCCATTCTCTAGGATACCAATTCCACCTAAATATAACATCTGTTGGAGGTCTTGTGCCAAGCCAAGAAAAGTCGTATGCGTCTGGCGCTATACAAGATAATATTTTATTTTTACAAATTACATAAGTGTCATTACGTCTTATTATTTTGCTATTCGCTGCACACATTTGCATTAACTGCACCTCCACTTCTTTGAAATATGTTTCTTTGAAATTCTGTTCACTATGGTCTTTCAACGCTTGTCTTGGTACGGTCAAATCGGTCTTATAATCATAAGGACCTTCCAACTCTTTATAAAATAATTTTTTGAAAAGTCCATCATCTCCTGCTCCTGTGCCATAGAAGTCAAATTGTTTGAATAAATACTCGGCTGCTCTACGTTCGTCTATCTTTTTATCGTCTTTTGATTTTACTTTTTTCCAATGTCTTTCTTTTTCGTCATAATCCCAACCCTCGGAAGATAACATTGCTCCATATTCTTCCCAACGTTTAGGTAGGTCTCCAAATAAGTCACTATCACTCATTGCTGTACCAATTTTAACTAGATATTGGTCGTGTATAGCTTGAATTAAATCCTTAAACTCATTCATTTCAAAGCCATTACTTAAACCAAAATAACTACAACGCTCAACTATGAAATTATGTCGTGACCCTTCAGTCATCTTCATCAAAGTTGTGAACGGATTATCTTTCAGCGTATACGTTACAGCGTCTTCTTTTGTCCTATCACCAGTCTTTCCGCCTTTATGTAATTCAGTATCTTTTAACTTTCCCCATAACCAGTATGGAAGTATATCCAAATCTTCAATGTTTATAGCTTTAGGTGCGATTAACTCACTAGGTCTCCAACTAGCTCTTTCGTCACGCTCCATACCACATACTTTTATAATTTGAACACTACCAGGACCTTTGGTATCAAACGTATAACCAAACCAGTTAGTAGCTCTAGTCATTTCTTTTTTATAAAAATCAGGCTTACGGAATAAAAAATGATAACCCTTTACTGTCTCTAATATTAAACATTTTAGTTTAGAACGTATAATGATTTCATACATTTCAGCTGCTTCAGTAGCGTTATCATAATCTATGAACACGCAATCATCAGGTACAACTCTGGCGTAGTTAGGACCGTCACCACTATCTATTTTCAAATCGTCATAACTTAATAATTTTTTACGTCTAGGTGCTTTACTATCGTTATATAATTTTATTTGCTCTGGGTCGTGTTCTTTGAATTTTTCAATATTAAATTCACGAGGTGTTTCAGGCAACTCGCAGAAAGTAAACTCTATTGTTTTGCTCATTATAAAACACCTCCATCTGTTAGAACTTTGAATATTTCAGCGATATATCTTATTATATCCTGTTCAAAGATGGTCAGGTTCTTGTAGTTAGCATATATCTGATTTATTTCAGCCATTAAAATAAGACGAAAGTCAGTTTCTTCAACGTCATCACGCTCACGTATCTCGTTCAATTCAGATACAATAGTGGTGACTGCAAATCTACGTTTCGCCCTATCATAAGAATCCTCCCCTCTTTTCACATAATCTGCGACTACATACCATAAGCCATTAGGGATTTTTTCTGTATTCTTTCCTAATTCAAAATCAAGTTTAGTTATTTTTAACATACTATCGTCCTACCTTTCTACTACTTACTTATTTTATCCATTTTTCTTTTTCACATTTATAAACTCTCATATCAGTTACATAGGTGTCAAAGAATTTATCGTAATATTCGTCATTCATATCGCAAAGAATAACGTCCGCTTGGTTCACTGCTCGTAAGAGACTTCCCGAACCTGCGAAGAAGTCTCCAATGACACAACCTTCTTGGTCTGCGTCTGATAGCCATACCAAATGCTCTAATAATTTTCTAGGTTTTTGACAAGGGTGGGCGAGTTTATCGTCCCTATAATTTCCCTGGGGTTTAGCAAATTTCAGCACACTTGTCTTATCCCATAGTTTTGCTTTTTTATTTAATCTTGCGTTACCTTTTCTTACTACTATAATTGGTGTTATATCATAACTAAAATCACCTGTTATACTGCTTATCATATTCGGTTGTTGCCAAAATATAACTCGATTGACGTCAAATAATTGATACGCCAAATATAAATATTTCATACTCCAGAAGATGAACATAAAACTATCTTCTGCTAGTTTCTGATGAGCTTTACAATACCAAGTATAGCAATAATTCTTATAGTCTTCTAATTTAGATTTTTCTTCCCACGGAATAGCAACTTCAAATCTAGGAGTTACCATACCTTTTTCTAAGTCACTCTCACTAGGAGAGACCTGTGCTGTATATCGTGAATGGAATATTGCTGCTCCATTTTTGTTCTTCATATTACCTGTTAAGACGTTGTAGGGCGGGTCTATTATCCAGCAATTAACACTTTCGTCCTCCAACTTATCTAACCATTCCATACAATCTGCTTTTGTGAATTTTCTATGACTGTAAGGATTTATGGTATCGTCTCGTTTCATACTACTGTAAACGACCTCCGCCATACATACACCTCCTACTCTAGTCCTAGTTCCATCTTTGAATTTACATACTCAACTATATGGTCTAAATTCGGTTCAATTTGTCTCCATATATCAATCTTTTCATAATCGTCTCCGTGCAAATCAGAAATATAAAATTCACATTCTGTTTTGCTCCAGTAATCATACATAAATGCTGTTTTTAAGTATTCTCTTAATATACTTTTATTATGAATACTTTTTCTTCTTACTTCGTTTGCTATATCTTCTTTTCTCCATTGTAATATATTATAGTTTATTACTTTTTTAGTATTAAAATCCCAACGAAGTACATACCATTCTAAGTTAACATTTTTTACTTTCATAATATCACTGGCTCCCTTACTATACCTTTTCTTTCTTTTTCTTTCTCTGCCTCTGCTATTTCTCTAAAATGTTTATTCCATAATTCTAATATAGCATTACCTAGTTTTTTATCTATTGAAAACTTAAACCAACGATAACCAGTTTTAGTAAGGCTCAAACATCTTAATTCGTCTATCTTTTTTGCTAAGTCTCTTTGCTCTTTATTACCTTTTAATAACATCATATAATATAATTGAAGCTGACATTCAGTCGACCATTCGTCTAAGTTGCTACTTGTTTTCCAGTCTATCATACATATTTTATCATTTACGACAGCGATACAATCTATTATTCCTTTTACACCTAACTTCTTATTTATAATACGTTGCTCTGTGTATAGTGGGTGTATATCCCAGTCTATTCTTTCTTCTAACCACTCTTTGAAACGAGCTTCATATTGTGTATATTCAAGACCTAAGTGAGGTTCTAACTCGTCTTCTGGCTTAAACCTACGGTCATACCAACCTAACCAATCTTCAATATATTTATGTACCGCAGTACCTCTTTCTCCTGCGGCTTTTAATATTCTCTCTGGAATATCCATTTTTTCAAATTTATTACCAAAAATTGCATTCAGAACGCTAGTGACACCCCTATAAGGAGCGTCAAAAAATTCGCTATCGCTATAATCTTTCATTTCAATCTCCTATTTCTCATTTCATATTTCATACATAGCATATCATTTTTTATGATTTTTTTCAATAGATTTTACGAAATTTAGACAAAAAATCTCTTGTCCTTAGAAAACCCGCTGTCGCAGTAGGCTCAAGGGTTTCAGAGTTATGTAAACTAACTAAAATAACGCTCGACTTTACACAAAACACGAGCGCAAAAATTTTTTAGAAAAAAGACAACAAACCTATTGACTTGTTGATAATATTGTTGTATAATATAAATGTAGGGACGCAGGAAATCCTTATGCAAGGGGTAGGAACTAGAAGTGTGAGACCGCTTCTATAACTTATGAAACAATACCCTTTGCCCCCAATATTATATAAGAAAGGAGAAGTTATGAAGTTACCAAAAGATATGAAATTGTCGCCCCACGCACGACAAAGATTATTAGAAAGAAAAGACGTGGATATGAAATATAATAGTAATAATATTATGCGAAGTAGTGTCAAGTGGTATGGAAAAGACGATTTAATTTATGATTGTGCATTATATAGACACTGTTGTTATACGACCAGAAAATCAAACCAGATAGGGTATATTACAGACGGGGACATTGAAGTTATATATAATAAAGGTACACACGTAGCGATTACGGTATTAGAAGTAAAAGATAAATTTAAGCCTATAACTCAATTCATTAAACCCGAAATATTAAGATATAGGGAGAAGAAAAAGGAGAGAAGAAAAATGGAGACCGAAACAAACCAAAAAATATGTGTAGACTGCGGAAAAGAAGTAGAAGAATTAAATTCACACGGAGTATGTGTAAGATGTACGAGAAGAAAAGCTAATATGAAAGCTAGAGGAAAAGCATATATTCGTTATTTAGATTTATCCGATGAAGAAAAATGGAGAATAGATAGAGCGATAGAAGGACAAAATAAAAGACACGAAAAACCAGTAGAGCCAGAACCAGAATTAACTGTGCCTGATAATAATACTTATTATTCTTCAAAAGCTAATGGGGGCGAGGTAGAGCAACACCCTATGATGAAACCTATAAAGAAAGCGTTAGACCCATTATCTGACCAAGATAGTTTTATTAGAATATTAAGAGAATGTGGTTGCGAAATACCAGACGAGAGTTTAGAGGACGTATTAGACGTGCTTGTAAATACTGATAAATTAAAAGATATATTTATGACTATTGCAAAATCTAACAGTCAACAAGCAATGCTTGATTTAGAGCAAGCCTTGAATGTAGTAGAAAGAAAATTACAACACGACTGGGAATTTAACGGTTTTCAAGAAGCAGACGATATAAAATTCAAAGGTTTTTTAACTTGGAGACGTGTATTAAAAGGTGCTATATTCTTTTGGAAAAAACTATATCAAACAAATACTATTATAGAAATGCAAAGAGCTTGGAATGCTTATACACAAGACCCTAATGATAAGATACTACTTGCGGGGGATAGAATAGATAGTACAATGAAACGTTATCAAATTACTACTGATAGTATATCTACTATATTCAATACTAGACGTCCGTTTACAAGAGTATTTTATGCAACAGACAAAGACGTAGCTTATAATATGTTCAAACAATGGATGGCTGATAGAAATTTACACGAAGACCCTAAGAAAACTACTATTGTCGAATTAAAAAATGACGGTAGTGAAGATGGAAGGGAGAAATAAAATTGCAAAAGTTGATTGATATAACTGGGAACAGATATGGATATTTAACTGTTTTGGGATTTAGTCATATGGAATATAGAAAAGACGGTAAAAGTCGTAGTGTATGGAAATGTGAATGTGATTGTGGTAATATAATATTGTTACGAAAAGACCAGTTTATATATCCATATAGTAATTATAGGTCTTGCGGTTGTTGGCACAAAATTGAAAGTAGTCGACGCCCTAAAGATAAATTAGGTAGATTTAAGAAATTAGAAAGGGGTGAAAAGAATGACAGAAAGAGAAGAACAAGCTAATGCGGTATTACAAGACATAGCAAAAGATATTAAAGCTAAACTTCCAGAGAATTTTGGGTTTGCATTACTTGCTTATGAATTTGGAGAAGGTGACGATAAAAAAATGCTATATATCTCAAATTCACAAAGACAAGATGTTATGAATGCAATGGTTGAATTCTTACAAAAGAATTTAGACGACCCTAAAATGTTTGGAAAGGATGTATAGTTATGAGTAGTACCTGGAAAAAGTTACAAAAAGCGAGTGAAGATTTTGCTATCAAGAAGTATTATGAAAGTATGACCCCTGAAATGTATCAAGAGGGTATACAAAGAGCTATCAAAATGACAGAAGAAAGATTAACTAAAGAATATAACGCAGAACTAATGCGTATGGGGAAAGAATTTAATCGTAAACTTCAAGAGGGTACACTAATCGCAATGGACACCCTCGCTACGGAAATGGTTTACGAGTTGGGGAATATATTAGAATGTTATAAGGACGAGCCTGAATACTTAGACCAAAAGATAGATATTGTTCAAGGTATATATGAAACTGCTATGAAATCAATCGAGGACTACGCAAGTGATAAATATAAAAGTGACGCACAGGCTCAAAAAGTATTTGAAAAGAAAAAGAAAACTATTCAAAAAGTTTTTGGAATGGAGCCAGACGATGGGAAGAAAAAAAGTAAATAGTGATAAGAAAAACGCTAGTGTAGATGATTTATGTGATTTAATAAATGAAAAGTATAATCTTTTACCTAGTAGTATTGGTAGTATTGAGTATCATAGTGATATGTGCGAAAGCTCAATAGTACAAATATGTAACAAAGCTCGAGGACATAGACAACTTATAAGTGGACCAGAGCCAGTATTAAAAACATATTTAAGAAATATATTAGAAGATAAAACTATATTGAATTTTTGGGCTATCTAGGAGGTATAATATGAGTTTTCAAGATTTAATCAGACTTCTTAGTTATCTTCAACCAGAAGATATACACGAAAGAGACGCCTTAATCAGAGAATATTGTTATATGAATAATATTGATTTAAGTATAATATATAAATAAGGAGGAAAACCTATGCTACTATACGATTTTGAGGTATTCAAACACGACACGTTACTTGGAGTTTTAGATGAGGAGACCGGGGTAGTTACCCAGTTGTGGGATATTGATGAAATCAAATCGTTCACCAGAAAGAATTTAGAAAACATTTGGGTAGGTTATAACTCTGCGCATTACGACCATATATTGCTACACGGAATTCTGACTGGGAAATTAAGTACCGAGGACAGAGTTTTTGCGTGTAGCAATTCTGTTATTCACGCACAGGATTATGATATACCCGTATTCAATGTATTAGGGAAATACGACATTACAGACTTTTATCAATCACCGATTTTAAGTTATGACGTTATGGGGGACGGTTCATTTTTCTCATTAAAACAACTAGAAGGTTTTATTGGAATGAGTATCGTAGAGAGTGTTGTACCATTTGATATAGATAGAAAATTAACACAAGAAGAAAAAGACGACGTTGCAAAATATAATAGAGCAGATTTATTTGGTACATTAGAAAGATTTAAGCAAAGAAAAAATACATTCAAAACTAAAATGTTACTTGTAAAAGAATTTGGACTACCTATAAATTATGTATGTAAAACAAACGCAAAGCTAACAGAGACTATATTATTATCACAGAATAGAGGAGTAAATACTAGAGCAAGAAAGAATTTTCAATTATCAACATTACCTTGTAATTGGGACGTACCAGAGATAAAAACAGTATTTGAATTTTTCTTGGAAGCCTTACGTGAGTTGGAAAAACATAAATGGGACACTAAAAAATGTGACAAAACAAAATTAAGTATGAATATAGATATATTAGGAGTAGAGCATACATTTGCACTTGGAGGAGTACACGGAGGAATTAAAAATTATATATGTAGACCAGAAGACGGAAAGAAAATTATTTGGGTAGACGTATCTTCACTATATCCTAACATATTAGTACAATGGGATTTATTGTCAAGACAAATTGATAAACGTGGTGTCGAAGCATTTGGAAATATGGTTCAAGTTCGTATGGATATAAAAGCTAAAATGCACGACGAAGGATTGAGTAAAGAAGAAAAGAAAGCATTAAAAGACCAAGCAGCAAGATATAAACTTATATTGAACACGACTTCTGGCTGTATGAAAGATAAATTCAAAAAAATATATGACCCTGAATATAATACTAAAATGTGTATGTTAGGACAATTATCTTTATTAGATTTAATTTACAGACTTCATAGAGCTGAGCCTCAAGCCAGATTAAAACCTAGTTGGGCGTTAGCAGAAGGTGAAAACGTGGGTATACGAGCAGATGGCTACTATGAGTATTTCAAACTAATTCAATCAAACACTGATGGTATTGCATTAGAATTATTAACTGATGACGCAGAAGAAATCATAGACAGAATATGTAAAGGTTGGGAAAAAGATTGGAGATTTAGTTTAGAGAAAACTGTTGCTGACAACTTATACGAAAAAGACGTTAACAACTATGTATTCAAAGATAGTAGTGGAAAGGTAAAAGTTAAAGGAGCGTATGTGACGAAATATGATGACGGTAATGAACAGGATACGCTATCAATCCTTGCCAAAGCTGTAGTTGAATATTTCTTAAATGGAGTAGATATTAGGACTACTATTTGTAACCCAGAAAATCCAGCAACTGATTATCAAATGATTAAAAAGCTAGGGAATATGTACGACACCCCAACTTGGAAAAAAGATTCAGGAGACGAAATAGTACAGAAAGTGAACAGGATATTTCCGAGCGTAGACAAATCTCTTGGTGGTTTATTCAAACATAAAAGAGATAAAGAAATAGGCTCACTTGATAAAGTTGAAGGTACACCAGAACACGTATTGATAATTAACACTGACATACGTGGAAAGAAAATAGGAGAGTTAGATAATATAGATTATGAGTGGTATATAGCAGAAGCTCAAAAACGTATTAACGACTTTTTAGGGGTAAAACCAGAAAGAAAAACAAGAAAAAAGAAGGTGGAATAATGAAGTTTGAAAGAATATCATTTGCTAATATATTAAAAACATTACGTGATTACTATGGGTCTGTGACAAAACTCGCTAAAATAGCAGGTGTAGACAGGACGTATTTATCAAAATATATTAACTTCACAACAGCAGAACCTCCTTCACCTAAAATATTACGAAAAATAGCGAATGCTTCTGACGGATTATTCACCTATTTAGAGCTTATGTATTTTTGTGGATATTTTACCGAAGAAGAATATGACATTTTATATAAGTATAAAAAAATAAGAGAAGTTTAAGATAAAGTATTGACAAACTACTAAAAGTTGTGTATAATGTTTATAAAGGAGGTAATAATATGGATTTAGAAGAATTCAGAAAAGATAGAGACGAAGCACTTGCGAGTGGAGACCCAGATAAAATGAAAGCATATTGTAAAAAGTATGACATAGATATACCAGAAGACGAGAATGTATTTCTAGCAGGTATGCACAAAGCTATTTGTAATATGTATTTAATGCCAGACACTAAAATTAGTTTAGAGCAATATGAAAGAAGTTATAACTGGCTTATAGCAAACGGATATACACCGTCTGTTACAGGAGGTGAAGAATAATGGACCCGTTTTTAGACCTAATATTGTATGATATTGACCCAGATAGTATGACAGAAGTAGAAAAAGAAACACTTTATGATGAAATGATTGAAGGAAACGAAGGAGAAGATTATTAAAATTTAAGTAGATAGAAAGGTAGGAAATAAAAATGAATTTATTTGGAAAAGAAGAAGAAAGAAGTGTAGCATATAATGTATACACTACAAGAGATTATTCAATATTCAAAAGATTAGTAGGAAATAGAGATATACCAGAGAGTAGAATTTCAAAGATAGTAGATAGTATTCAAAAAATAGGTTGGATACATAACCCTATCGTAGTAAATGAAAATATGGAAGTAATCGACGGTCAAGGTAGACTTACAGCACTTCAAAGATTAAAAATGCCAGTGGAGTATATCATAGCCCCAGGAGCAGGTACAAAAGAATGTGTTTATATGAATATGAATATGGTAAATTGGAAATTACCAGACTTTATCAAATCATACGCAGAACAAGGAAACGAAAATTATCAAAGATTATTAAGACTTATGAGTAAATATGCAAACGGAAACTTAGATATAATTTCAACAGCAGTTTATAGAGTATCAAAATCAAAACACAGAGATATAAAAGAAGGTATTTTACAATTAACAGAGGAGCAATATGAGGCCGCCATACCTAGACTAGAATTTATCAAACCTTTATTAGAAAGTATTGATGAGAAGAAAATACCAGGAAGTTTAGTAACACTTATGCAGACTGTTATTTATTACTTTGATTATCCAGAAGTTGATAAGAAAAGACTTGCTTATAGTGTAGAGAAATATATTTATAATGCAACACCTTGGGTATTAAATACAGACTGTGAAAGAGAAGTTGAAAATGTATATAACTATAATATGAAGTTAGAAGATAAAATTTCAATAGCTCATTTAGTTAAAGAAGAAAGAATGAGAAGACAATTAGAATTAAATAAAGCAAATCAAGCTAGAGCATTTGAAAGAACACAAAAAGGAATTCAAGGATTTATTACTAAAACGGAGGAATAATACGTGAAAAGTAAAAAATATAAAGAAATATTTAAGTTAAAGAAAATGCTTGAGGACGCAGGAATTCCGTTCAGTTGGAATGAAGGTTGGGGCTACGACGAAGACAAACTAGAAAAACTTAAAAAAGTAGCTCCCGACCTAGTGGAGCATTATCAAATCTGTTATCCTGTATTCGATAGTGAACATAGATGGATAAGCGTGATTGAAGGTTTTGGCACATTTGGAGCCGAGAAAGATAGACTAGAAATAATGGGAGGTTTTACTCCTTGGGAAAGATACGAGTATGGAGACGAGCCTGTTATGGGTGGATTGACTGCTCGTAATGTGTATCAAAGAATAAAAAATCATTGGGAGGAGCATAAAATATGAAAAAGAAAATAATTAAAATTGACGAAGAAACATTTGAAATTACTGAAATGTATGTAGACGTAGAGGAAGAAGAAACAAAAGACGAGGCAGTTGGTGATGTAATATCTGACTTTGCTGAAGCTCTACGTAAAGCTATGGGTTGTACGTCTGATGAATTTTATGATAAATACCAAGCTATGAAAAAAGCGGAGGCAGAATTCAAAGAAGTGTATGAACCATTAAAAGCAGAAGTCATTAAATTACACGAAACACAAAACTTACCAAAGAATGTAATAGTAGGTGGAGCAAAATTAACTTATGTTTCTCCTAGTACAAGAAGTACAATAGATAGCAAAAAGCTAAAAGAGGAGGAGCCTGAAATCGCGAAGAAATTTACCAAAACTACACAAGTTGCAGCGACTGTAAAATTAGAAGATATAGGAGGTAAATAATGAGTGATAGAAAAGCGTATCAACGCGAATATTATAGAAAAAAGAAAGAAGAACGTCAAGCGTACTTCAAAGAATATTATGAGAAAAATAAAGACAGAATAAAAGCTCGTAATAACAAACATTATGCTGAAAGTAAAGAGTTACAGAAAGAAAAGAAAGACAATTATGAAAAATTTTACAAGGAGCATAAAGACGAAAGAAAAGAATATTATAAAGAGCATTATGAGAAAAACAAAAAAGAAAGACAAAAATATTATAGAGATTATTATAAGAGAAAGAAGGAGGCTCAGTCTAATGAAAACTGATTTATATGTGTATCAAAGAGTTACAGCAGACGACATATATTATAGAATGAGTAATACAGACCAACGAGGAGCTTATTTAGGTTTTGATACAGGTACAGGGAAGACTGTAACCTCCCTTTCTGTTGCTGAAAAATTATATAAAAATCATATGATAAAAGGTGTAGTAGTAATATGCCCAGTTTCAAAAGTAGACGACTGGAAAAGAGATTTAGAATACGAAGTACCTGAAATAGAAATGAAATTTGTATCTAGTTTTCAAAGTGCTTGGAGAGAAAAGAATAAAGCCAAAATTGAATATGTATGCAAAATGGTAGACGCTTTAGTAATAGTAGATGAAGGTCATAAAATGAAGACTTATGATAGTAAACAAAGTAAATTTATACAAGCATTGAGTGAAACGTATAAACCTTATATGTTAGTGCTTAGTGCTACACCACAAAATAAAAAATATATAGATTTATACCCACAATACAAAGCCTTAGGACACCCATTATTTAATATTAAACCAAAAGATTTTAAGCAAAGATTTTGTATTGAAGCTCAAAACTGGAATTTAGTTAGGGCAGGAAAAGCTCGTTTTCCGTTCAATGAAATAGTAGGATATAGAGAAACTGAAAAAATGGACGAGGCTGTAAATGATTATACTTATTATAAAAAATATGAAAGCGAATATGACCGTCCTATCGAAATACCACAGTTATTCAAAATGACTTCTGATATGAAATATTTTAAGGAGAAAAAAGTATGGCCTAGAATGGACGAGAAATCGTTTTTAAGCGCTTTAGAAAGTGGAGACGATAAATTACTTAACGAGGATATAATAATCGCTAATAGACCAACCTTGCACCATATTTATATGCGTGAAAGTTGTAGTGGATTTATATTTGATAAATACTTAAAAGATAACCCAAAATTGCAATGGTTAGAAGATTTTTTAGATGGAAACGAAGGTCGTATTGTTGTATTCACTAACTTTGTAACTGAAACTTATATTATAAAAGCATTATGTGATAAACAAAAAAGACATTGCGTTATTTATGACGGAGCGCATAAAGACTTAAAAGATTGGTATGAGCAAGATGATTGTGTTGCTATTGTAAATGTAGTAGCAGGAGGAGCAGGTCTTAATGATTTTGCTAAAACTAATATTGCTATATTCTTCTCACCACCAGAAAATCATATAGATTTTGAACAAGCAAAAGGCCGTATAGATAGAATTGGTCAAACAAAACAACCTGTGTATTATTATCTTCAAATTATGAATTCTGTTGAGCCAGCTATTTATAGAAACTTAAAAGAAGGCAAAGATTTTGATGATAGAATGTTTGAAGAATGGTTAGAAAAGGGGGAATAATTATGTCAAAAAAGAAAAAAGAAGAACCCGAGATATATCATACTCCCTTTGGAACTACTATAATACCACCATATCCCGAAATAGATTTAAGTCCTTATACAATAGAAACCACTTCATTAGGTGATAATACGAGACGTTTTATAACTACAACACACCCAGGAACTTCTTTGACTTATACAGATTTCACTGGCGACGCAAGAACTGTATATTATCCACCTAAACATTGGGAACCTTATTCAACCACTTTAGATTATGAAGATTTTATGAAACAAATTGGAAAAGAGGAGGAGGCAAAAGTGAAGGTAAATGTAGAAAACTTCAAAGGAAAGTATGTATGCTGTATTAAAGATACACCTGATTTATTGCCAGAAAGAATACTCGTTACTTTGTCTGCTGTAAAAGGTAGGTTAATGATGGAAGTTGCACCTATTCATATAAAAGAGTTTCAATGCAGTATGACGCCCGCAGTAAGGAAAAACATAATTCAAGCTAGTAAACGAGCTAGAATGTATGGAAAGAAAATGCCAATTATTGCTCGTTTTGATGAATATGGTAGACCGCTTCCTGAACAGATAGAAATAAATGATTCACCAGGAGTTAATTTAAGAATTTTAGACCCTGCTGATTATGGAGAATTATATCTTGAATTAGTTGCTATTGAATTCCCTAATAATGAGTATACAACCGTTAGAGATTGGACTTATACAGGAGGGTTTATTGACAAGGATATTCCATTCTAAAAATTATTTATGAAATAGACAACAAACCCATTGACGATTTAGGTCGATTGTGATATGATATGCACAAAGGAGAAATGAAGAATGGGAAAAATAATTGCACTTATTTTAATTTTAGTTGTTTGTGGTATATTATGGGCGTTTCCACTATGGGCTGTTGTTAATTTTGTATGTTGGGCGTTCCATTTATCCTTTCATTTAAGCTACTTACAAGCATTTGCGCTATGTTTATTAGCAAGTGTGATAAGAAGTTTATTATTCAAAAAGGAGGATAAATAATATGGAATTTGTATCACCAGTTAATCCAAAAAATATTTGGACTTTATGCTTCAAAGATAGAGACGAAATGAACAGAATATTTTATGAAAATAGACCAATCGACCAAGAGGCTAGACTACACGGAATAACAGAATATATTTCACAAACTATTTATATTGATAAAGATTTAGACGGCTTTCTTTTAGGAAAAGCATTAAGGCACGAACTTACACACGTTTATTTATGGGAAACAGGTCAACAAGACTGTTGTAAAAACGAAGAAGAAACGGCAGATTTTATGAGTGTTGCTGGACCAGTTATATGTAAATGTGCTGATGATTTAATGCTTAGACTAAGAGAGGGGTTATATAAAAATGGGGAATTATAAACCACATAAAGAAAAAGCTATTGAGAATGAAATTAAAGAATACATAACAAGTCTGGGTGGATTATGCTATAAAATTCACGGTGGAGACTTATATCAAGAAACAGGTATACCAGACTTATTATGTTGTTGGGGAGGATTGTTCTTCGGTATAGAAGTTAAAGACCCAGGAGGAAAACCCAGTGCAATTCAATTAGCACAGGGAGCGAGAATTAAAAAAGCCGGAGGACATTTTATTATTGCTAAAAGTTTGCAAGACGTAAAAGACTATGTATGGAAAGAGGGGCTAGTAGGACTATGAGTATGTATGATAAAAGCTATTGTGCTACAGAATGCGAAGATAGTAATTGTGAACGTAATATTAAATTTAATAAACCAGAAGAAAGAATTTACACTGCGACTACGTTTGACGATAGTAACCCAGATAAAATGCACAAACGTTGTCCTTGGAGAATAAAGAAAGGAAGCTAATATGGAAGACAAATTAAAAGAATTAGAAAAAGAAAATCATAATATGAGAGAGCAACTTCAAAACTTTATACCTCGTAGACGTGTACGCAGGGTTTATAAAATGTTAGGTAAAATTTTAGACGAAGATACTGACACCACTTTCTATGTAACTATGTTAAAGGACTTTATAAATAAAATAGAAAAAGAAGGGAAAGCTGAAGCAGGACAAGAAATAAAAACAGCGATTGAACACTTGCTTTCAGTCAGAGAAAGATAATGATTTATTTTACAAGCGACCTACATTTAGGTCATAAAAATATTATTGAATATGAAGATAGACCTTGGAAGACAGTAGAAGATATGACTATAGGTCTTATTAAAAATTGGAATGAGGTAGTTAAACCAAACGACGAAGTATATATTTTAGGAGATTTTGCGTTTCAAAATTCATATATGACACCATTTTTAATAACAGATGTATTAAGTCGATTAAACGGAAAAAAACATTTAATTATTGGAAATCACGATACATATATAAACAAGCAAGCATTTAATCCTAGATACTTCGAGGAGATGGTTCACTATAAAGAGCTAAAGATAAACGGTAAATTTATAATTTTATCACATTATCCAATAGAAAGCTGGAATTGTAAAGAACACGGAAGTATTCACTTACACGGTCATACACACAAACCAGATAACCGACCTGATATAAATAGATATAACGTAGGGTGTATGTTATATAATTATAAACCCGTGACACTAGATTATTTATTGAAAGGAGGGTATCTAAAGTGACACCGTTTGAAAGCAAATTGTTACATATTGAAGAAAAAAAGTTACTAGAAATGAAGACGTTAAATTCAACACTTGCTGAAATACACGATACATTGAAAACATTAACTGCAAATCTTCGTGACACATTAGGTAGTGCTGAAACAGGTGACGCATTAGTGGCTATTGCAAGAATTCCAGAAGAAATTAACGCGTTGACAGATATTTTAGATAACGGGGAGGAATAATTATGGCTATGTTTCCAGTATTTATGATTGGTGTAATTATTGGTATTGCTCTATCTTATGCGTTTTATAAATATAAGGAAGACGTACCATCACAAGTTAAAATTCAAATGCAAGAAAGACAAATCAAATCACAAGAAAGTGATAACAAAATGCTTAATGATTTAGTCGATAGATTGTATAAAAAGATTGAAACACTTGAGACAGAATTAAAAGAACTTAAAAAATAATTGAATTTAATAGGAGGATTGAAATTATGAGTAGAAAACAAACAATGGCTCTAGTAATCGGAGTAGTAGTATTATTTATAGGAATGATTATATTTTTTGCAGGTACAACAATAGTACCAACAGGACACATAGGAGTTGTAACATTGTATCAAAATGTTCAAGATAAATATTTAGACGCAGGTTTTCATTGGATTAAACCATTCGTTGAAGACGTACACGACGTAGATATTAGAACACAAAAATATTCAAATACTGTTGAAGGAAGTGCAAAAGACCTTCAAATTGTAAATATAACAATGTCAATTAACTATCAAATTAAACCTGAAAAAGTAACAGAATTATACGCAAAAGTAGGAGAGCATTATAACGACGTAATATTAAACCCTGCATTACAATCTAGTCTTAAAGCTAGTATGGCTCAATTTACAGCAGAAGAAATGATAACAAAAAGAGCAGAAGTTGCTGCTAAAATAACAGAAGAATTAAATGCAAGACTTGACGAATATTTCTTAATTAGTGCTGTAAACCTAGAAAATATAGACTTTACAGACGAATACAATAAAGCTATTGAAGCTAAAACTACAAACCAACAAAAAGCTGAGGCTGAAAAAGCTCAACTTGAAATTATAAAAGTTCAAAATGAACAAAAAATAAATACAGCAGAGGCAGAAGCAAAAGTAAGAGAGTTACAATCACAATCTGTAACTGATAAATCATTAGAACAACTAAGATTAGAAATACAAAGAGAAATGATACAAAAATGGAATGGTCAATTCCCTACAACAATGCTTAGCGACGACCCTACTGTGCTATTCAATATGAATAAATAATAGATTAAGGAGAGGATATAATGGCTACTCGTAAAGTAGAAACCGAAAACAACGCGTATGACAAAATAGAAAATATTGTAATGAATAGAGTGTTTACACTAGAAAATGAAAACGCACAACTAAAAAATGAATTAGCTGTAGCCAAAGCAAAATTAGAAGTCTATGAACGATTAGCCAATATATCTGGGACTAAAACACAACTTGGTTTTGGTCCACCATTGGATAGAGAAGGAGGTATGTAATGACTATGACTACATTAGAAGGAAAAGATAAATCAATACATCTTACATTTTCAAACAACATTACTATATTAGGTAGCAATAATTATCAACTTAATTTACCTACTATTAGTTGTACGAAAATGGAAGACGCAGAATATATGCAAACTAAAATCAATGAATTTGTAAATAATCTTAGTCGTGAATTAGTAAAATAATATTACGAGGAGGTATTTATAATGAGAATATGTACGGGTACAGGATATGATATAGACCACTGTAGAGTGGAAAAAATGGGGTGTCCTGGTTGTGACCATTATAGAGAAGGAGGATTAAAAAATGAGCAGAAAGTTAGCAAGTGTGCAGACTGTCAAGGCGATAAAGCCGATAGAGGGTGCAGATAGAATAGAGATTGTTCAAATCTTAAACTGGGATTGTGTGGCCAGAAAAGGAGAATATCGAGTAGGAGACAAAGTTATTTATTTTGAAATTGATAGCTTACTTCCCGATATTCCAGCGTTTGAATTCTTAAAGGGTTCTTCTTGGTCACAAAAATTAAATAAGTATAAGATTTCTACACATAAATTTAGAAATCAAATTTCTCAAGGATTAGTAATACCTTATGAGCAAATAAAAGATTTAATGGTACAGATAAATGGTGAAATAGATTTTAGAACTGAATATCCAGAAGGTGAAGATTTAACTGAATTATTAAAAATAGAAAAATATGAACCACCGGTTTCAAACGGAGCATTAGGCGATATAATTCATCACGAATGGTATATACCAAAAACTGATGAGGAGAGAATTCAAGTTTGTGCAGCAGACGTTTTACCAACATATATGAATAGTGAACAAGATGATTGGTATAGCTCAATAAAACTTGACGGTACTTCTTGCACAGTTGGATTATTTGACGACGCATTTTTAATAGGTGGTAGAAATCAATTTTATAAAGACGAAAATATGTATACTACTACAGTTAATAAATATTTTGAAAACGAAGCTAAAGAAAAATTTGAAAATTATAAAGCTATAAATGGTATATATGTAGCATTCCAAGGAGAATTATGTGGACCAGGTATTCAAGGAAATAAATTAGGACTTAAAGAAAAAGAATGGTTTATATTCAATGCTTTTGTAAGTAAAACTGGTAAAAATGGAAGCTATGTAAAATGTGACTTATTATATATGTTAAAATTATGTGAAGAATTCGGTCTAAAGCACGTACCTCTAATTGACGCAGAAGATAAATTCAAATTTGACCCTGAGGAAACAGTGGATAATACTGTGGAAAAATTATTGAAATATGTTGACGATATAAAATACAGAAAATATTTTGAAGACGCTTCACCAAATCAAATCGCAGAAGGTGTCGTATTTAGAACAGAAGATATGACCTATTCATTCAAAGTTGTGTCTAATAAATATTTATTGAAAGGTGGAGAATAGAATGATACTACGAGTTTATTTACACAGAACAAAAAAGCACGAGTTTGAAGTGGCTGACGCATTTGAAGTAAAAGTTGATTTAGAAAATCTACCTGACGATAAAAAAGAAGATTTAGATTATATAAATTTAGGTTTCAAAAATGATTGTCAAAAATTAGCTCGTACAAGAGAATGTGTGCAAAAATACGGAACCGCTTATATATCTTTTATGCGTCCTCAATTTGAAGGAGACGAAAAAGATAATGGTAATGATAAAGTTTATTTTGATAACAAAGAAATGTTATTTATGAAAAGAAAACCGAAACGTACCAGAAAAAAGAAAGCGGAGGAACCTGTTAATGAAGAAGAAAAGAAATAGAATAATAGGTGTTGATTTTGACGGGACACTGGCTACAATAGTGTCCCCTTATCCTAATATAGGAGAACCTATCCAAGAGGTTATAGATTACATACTTGAAGAACAAAGAAAAGGTGCTTATTTAGTGCTTGTGACTATGCGTGAAGGAATTGCATTAGAAGGTGCGCTTATGTGGTGTGAAGACCACGGAATTAAATTCAACGCAGTGAACGATAATCTACCTCATATGAAGGATTGGTTTGGTAATAACCCACGAAAGATTTTTTGTAATGAATATATAGACGATAATAACTTCGGAGGGATTGATTACGTATTAGAAAAATTACGAAAAAGAAAGGAAGAATAGTTATGAAATATTGTTTTGGTAGTGTTAGTTGGAGTGGTTATTTAGAAAGATATGTAGACGTCTTTGTAGATAATTATATAAGATTATTCAAAGAATTGATAAGAGTAGGTGTAAATTACACAGATATAGCAGACCCTGTAATTGTATATGCTAATGACGTTGAAGGATTTACAACAGAGGAGCAAGTACAAAAATTATACGACGTAACGGGTAAAAAATTAGTTTTAGTGAGTGATAAACATAAATATAATCAAGATAATATTATGTATTCAACAAGAAATAGATTAAGAGCAAAAGTTAGAACTATGTATCCAGATGACCAAAAAGTATTCTGGTATTTCCCTATTGACGACGCAATAAAAGAGGAGGCTGCCGTAAATGAATTATTAAAACTTAGTAAAGCAACAGAAAATACAGCGTGTATGTTTAAGTTTTATGTTAATCAAAATAATAATAATTTTACAGCTGGTACTACACCTATAACTTCATATAAAGATATTCACCCAGAAAATTGGGGAGGATATTGTGCATACACCATATTAGATGAAGATAAATGTCCTTTATACCCAGAAATAGCAATACCAAATGTAGCATTTTATATTGCACTATATGAAGCTGGATACAAAGAATATGCAAGTGACAAAATATGTGTTGAACATTTAAGACACTTAGACAGTCATCACTTCAAAACAAAAAATACAGCAATGTCGCAAACAGTTAAAGATTATTTATTAAAGAAAAGAGCTGAACTTGCGAAGAAAGAAGGAAAAGAATAATGACCGATTTTGTTACAGTGTTAGGTGTAATAAGCGGTTTATATCTTGCGTGGGAGTTATTTAATAAAGTTATATTTCCTAAAATGGTTTATCACGGTATGAAAGAAATTGACCGTAACCCAAAATGGATTACTTCAAAGTTGCAATATTATGGTTTTGATGATATAGATATAGTATTGTGTGAAAGTAAGTGGGGAATGTTGCCTCGATTTCGTGCTGGTAAAGATAATCGTTTAGAATTATGGATTGATAACGACACTTCAACAAGAGACGTAGACGACGTAGGACACTTAGCATTATGTGTGAAAGTAAAAGCCAAATATGGACTATGGTTCCCAGACAAACCTACTTATTGGTTATCTATTTTATTATATATGTTAGACGGTGGAGACGTTAATATGGTAGATAAAAAACAACAAGAAACCTCTTGACTAATTCCGTAAAATATTATATAATTATATTATAGACTTTATCAAAAGAAAGGAAGAAGTAATTATGAAAGACTTGTCCGAATATAGGGCGCTAAATAAAGCTCACCTATATAGGGAATTCAAAACTGAATATGGCTATCCAGAAATGCAAATAACTTCATATAGACGTGTGTTATATGGCGAGAGTACATACTTAGGTAAAGGACGCTCACCTTATATTGCAGATATGTTTAGGTTCTTTGGTAAGAAACTTCACAAAGAGTTTATTGACGTAGCATATGACTTATTAGACTCAGAATTCTTTGGTAGAAAAAATACATTATTAGACGTAATTATGGCAGAGAAAAATATACCGAAAGAAAAAGTTGATGAGATATTAGGAGATAGAGCGGTAGCACTAGATAACATAAGACTATGTGACTTAAACGACGATAACAGAAAGATATATGAAGACGCGGTAAAGGAGGTATAAAATGAAGGCAAAAATAGAACCACAAGGAATAATCGAAGCATATGAAAATGGTCAATCCTTGAACGCGATAGCACGTGCCTTCGGTACATATCCAACAACCGTCAGACGTATCTTAGAAAGAAATGATATAGAACTGAGACACGACGCTATGGTTAAAGGGTCTCATACTGTATTAAACGACGGAGAAAAACTAATTGAATGGGCTAAAGCTCAAGGTCGATTAGTAACAAGAAAAGAATTAGCAGAAGTAGCAGGTAAGACAAGATTGTCACCAGGGTATTTTCAAAAATATCCAGAACTTGGACAATATGTAGCGTCTTATGAACAGAAAGATATTAGAAAATACACAGAGCAATTATTTACTTGGTTACAAGAAAACGATATTTCATACGCACCAAATGACAGAAGTGCGTTAGAAGGTATACCCGTACAAGCAAAATTATTAGATAAATACGACGGAATACTAATAACTATTGATATTAAATCTGTATCAATTAGTAACGCACGATACAAAGAAATGATACGTAGAAGATTAAAAAAAGCAAATGAAAAAGGATTGATTATGTTATTCTTAAAAGAAGAACATTTTGAGGATTTAGATTGTATTAAAGGCTTATTAGATAGTCTAAAATATTCAAAGGAGAGGTAGTCAATGGCTGGGCAAATGTTATATGTGAAGAAGGGGGAAAAAGACGTGGCAAAAGCGAGCGTAGTATTTAGCAAAGATAATGAATATTATACACCAAAATATGTAGTAGACTTTTTCTATCCTGACGGATTTGACTATGACCCAGCAACGTGCGAAGGAAAAGCACTTGAATTCGGAGTACCTCATTATGATACAATAGAGACAGACGGTCTTGCACAAGACTGGACAAAATATAATCGTATCTGGATTAACCCTCCATTTACAGATAAACACAAATTTTTAGCAAAGGCAGTTGAGACTTATAATAAAGCTCACAATACTATATATGTTTTATTCCCTATTGAATTTTTAACTACCGCTAGATTTCACGACTTACATTGTAAATGTGAGTTATATGTGCCTAAGGGTAGAATAAATTTTGAAAGTGGGTTAGGTAAAACAGGGAAAAGTCCTGCCTTTGGTAGTGTAGTAATAAAGTTATCCGACAAAAATGTAATTCATTATATTGAATTAAAACCTGGCAATAGTGTAAACGATATAACGCCCGAAGATGTTACACTACCAAATACAGAGGACTTAGGAAGTATTATAAAAAAGAAAAAATCTTGGTATAGATAGGAGAAAAATATGTTAGCCTATACTTGTGAAAATTGTAAAAAAATAATTTTATGGGGAAGTGTAAATGAGTATAATCAACATTTTTGCGACGAAAAATGTTATAAAAAATATTGCGAAAAAAATCATTATGAAGCACACCCAGAAAAATTATATAAAATAAAATCAATATTCAATTAACATAGCTGAGGTTAAAAGACGTATAGTGGGTAACGTCACGGGTGAAAGTCCGCGCGGGTAGATGAGGTTCAAGTCCTCCCTCGGCTTTGCCCCACTCATAATATATCGCGGGATAGAGCAGTTGGCAGCTCGCAAGGCCCATAACCTTGAGGTCACAGGTTCGAGTCCTGTTCCCGCAACCAAAAAATTAGTAGGTAGGTAGTTAGAATGTGGAAAGAATGTAGCGTTTGTTCAAATTATGAAGTTTCAAAATATGGAGACGTTAGAAATAAACAAACTGGAAAAATATTAAAACAAAAACTTGATAAAAGTAATTGTCTAATGGTGAATTTATCTTTAGGAGCTAGAGGAAAAGCAAAATATTATATAGTAGCTCGTTTAGTTGCTATGGCTTTTGTACCAAATCCTATGGGTTACACTTGGGTTAGACATATTGACGGTAATACTTTGAATAATGAAGCAAGTAATCTTGAATGGGTAGCAGAGCGTTGGTCACATCAAGGTCGTGGTGAACAATCTTATAACGCTAAACTCACAAAAGAGCAGGTACAATGGTGTAGAGATATGTATAAACCTAGGGATAAAGAATATGGTTTGACTTCACTTGCGAAACGTTTTAATGTTTCAAATTCAACAATGTCTTATGTATTAAATAATGTAACATACAAATAACATTCGGGAGTGGTGAAATGGTATCACATAGCGCTTTGACCGATATATTCCTAGTTCGAGTCTAGGCTCCCGAGCCAGCCCGAAAGGGCGTATGAACATTTTTATTTGGTGTTAATCACCAAACTTTGTTATATTCAACTCGAGCAGTTCGATTCTGCGACTACTATCTTAATTGACGTGGGGGAGTGGTGAAAATCCGCTATAGGAAAGATTGAATATAACATTGTATATGCCGACTTAGCTCAACTGGTAGAGCAATCGCCTTGTAAGCGATAGGTTAAGTGTTCAAGTCACTTAGTCGGCACCAGATAGCCGTGGCGCTGTCACCTAGTTGTGAGGGTCAGTCACAACAAATCAACTAGAGTAACGATAAGCCGTAATCTGTATGCACGAGATTATTGAAAGCCCTGATATGTGGTAACAAACTTTACCTAGAGCATACACGAGCAGTGGGTAAATACCGACAATCACTGCTGGGGAGGGTTAGTTGTTTCACCCCAGCCATTATATTAAAAAGGAGAATAACTATGTATTTCGTAACAACAATCGAAACTAAAAAAGGTGAAATTCACGATACAAGATGTGTAGGTTATTTTGATACATTTGAAAAAGCTGAAAACGCAGTATTGTATAACGCTTGTGATATATGGGAAACTTGTTATGATTATGCAGTTATTGAAAATATACCAGAAGGATTATATCAATATGACTTTCACCCAACTTGGTATAAATATCACAAACCAACAAGTGGATATATGAAATGTGAACAACCGGATTTCGTAAAAGCTGTTAGTAGTGTTGGATATGCTATAGGTTAGGAGGAGTTATTATGAATAAAATAGGTAGCGTCTTCTAGGGCTTCGTGCCTAAGGAGGCGATAAAATGAGTAGAAGTTATAAACACTTCCCAATTTCAAGAATGGCTTTATGGGGTAGGTCAATGAAGAAAGGAAAGCAATATGCTAACCGTAAAATCAGAAGGAAACTAAAAAACCCTAATATTGAAGTTGGTAACGGTAGACACTATAAATCTTTAGGATTAGACAGTTGGGATTTATGGGAATTCAAATTTTTAGAAACAAAACAAGACGCGATTGACCGTTGGGAACAAGACCAAAAAGATTTAGCAAATGGAGTAAGACGGTTGGAGAACGTTACACGATTGGAGTTTAGAAGACGCAATAAATGATTGGGCTAAATTCCATAAAAGAAAATAGGGGTCGGTTAGCCCCTTCATATGGCGCTAGGGACAGTCGGTTAAGTCACCAGGTTTTCATCCTGGGGTGTCCAGTTCGACTCTGGATAGCGCTACCAAATATGGTGACGTGGCAGAGCTTGGTTTAATGCACCGCACTGCTAACGCGGCGTACGGAAACGTACCGTAGGTTCAAATCCTACCGTCACCGCCAATAATTTTTAGGAGGTTATTATGGTAGTATCAGGAGAAACAAAGAAAGAAAAATTAGTCATAGTTAATTGCGACTGTGGTTGTAATGAAGGTATTTATGTAACAAAATATAAAGAGGTAGGACTACCTAATGACTATTATATTACAATTACAACTTCAAAATTTTATAGTGAGCAAGACAAAATGTGGGATAAATTCAAAAAGAGACTTAAAATGATATGGTTTGCAATTAGAGGTAAAGAATATAGACTATGTGAAATTTGTATCACTGACGACGATATAGACGAGTTAATAAAAAAGTTAGAGGAAATAAAAAAATGAAATATAAAGAATTTGTAGATTGGTGTAATCAACGAGCTTGTGACGGTTGCTGGAGTATGAAAACAGCTATATATTGTATCGGTGTTTGTGAAACTATAAACGCAGAGCATTTCTGGAAACGTGAAAAAATCTGGAGAGAACAATATGAAGAAGAAACTGTTAGAGACGTAGTTGAAGTTATAAATAAAAAACGCAAAGAGTTTGGTCTTTGTTAATATATGGGCGGGTAGACCCGTAAGGAGCGGGGCGAGACTGTAAATCTCGTGTCTAACGGCCCGAGTGGGTTCGATACCCTCTCCGCCCACCATTAAAAACAGTCGATTTATGTATCCACATAGATACTGGTATGGGTGATAGAGTTTGACTGTTCTCTATTGTATATGGGTCGTTAGCTCATCAGGTAGAGCATTACACTTTTAATGTAAGGGTAGTTGGTTCGAGTCCAACACGACCCACCAGCGAGTATCCCGATATATTCATAATTGAATTCTAGGATATAATATTATGAATGAAAGAGGGTAGGTAATCTCGGGGTATAGACCCTCAACTCGCCTCATTTATGCCGTGGTTGTGACCGGCTAGTCACACCGTGCCTTGAAAGCACGTACACGTGAAAGCGTGGGGGTTCGACACCTCACCACGGCGCCATTGGAAGGAAAACCATAAACCCTTGGAGAAGATTCGCACTATTCCGCCTAAGTAAAAGTAGAGGGGCAAGTGTATTGCTTAGATTGCATATTTATCTATGCACGTCAGCTGGTCCCTAGTGACGTTAACAAAAGGGAGTTTAGCGTGGCTAGTAGCGAGACGTCACATTTCTGTTCTAGGGAATAGCCCCTGTGACGCACGAGGAATATGGTAGCTCCATATTGAAGATGGGCAGATAAGTGTTCTTCCACACAGGCACTATCTTTGTTGGCTGGCGTCGTGATAACGGTCCCATACGGAGGCGCACAGCGTGACCTCTACGTCGCTTCAGGTGGCGGGGTTGCAGGCGGAATAAACGATAAAACCGCCATACTCCTTATATAGAAAAGAGGTAAAATGATGGTTGATTTAACTATAAAATTTTTGTTAATTGCTTTATTAGTATTACAAATTGTAGTATTAGTACATATGTTAATATGTCAAATCAGAAGAAACAGAGAAGATAAAAAATTTTGGGAACAAATGGGCGAAGCAATTAAGGAGCAAGTTAATAGATATAATAATTTGTATCCAGACGAGCCATTAAAATTAGAGGAGGATAATACAAGTGAACAGGATAAATAAAACTCCTGGTGTTGTATATTCAGAAAAAGAAAAACTAAAGAATAACAACGAACTAATTTCACAATATGATAGACGAATTGTTGATATGCTTCATAAAATTGAATTTTTTGACGCAACACCAGCGCAAGCCTATAAAATGTATATGAAATTGCAAGGATTTTTAAGAAAGAAACGTGACCTAAAAAAGTCAGGGAGTATTTATGTACCCCGTACCGAAACAGGAAATTATATCGTTGGTGGTAGAGTAACCAAATTAAAAAAGGAGGATAACAATGGTGGAAATAGACGAAGAAATAAAAAATAAAATTGACGGCTACGCTAGTATTATTGTCGCGGCATTACTTAATGGAGGTAGTCTATTTATGAATATTCAAATAGAAGAAGAATATTCACAATATGACGTATTATTTGCATACAATCCTAATGATTTTGGTACTCATCAAAGAGGTATTACTAGCCGAGATTTATTAGTTGGTGTCGTAGGGTTTGGTGCTTATGGATTTAATATAAATATTCCAGATACTGACCCAGGATATTATAGAGAAAAACTAGGTGTAAGTAGCAACTTTCTAGCATTTTTATTTAATGAGGTTAGACGTAGATTAAGTGAAATAAAATAATTTAGAAAAAGTCAATAAAGGTATTGACTTTTTATTTTTTATAATATATAATACAAACATAAATAGAGAACAAGTAAGTCGTTTACAGGATTAAACGCAATAACAGAATAGTTAGTAATTTTTTACTGATATAAATAATCCTGTAGACCTTCAAAGAGGTCTATTTTTAATTTAATAGAAAGGAGGATACAGGATATGAAATTATGGATTTATGGTAAGGTAATGTCTGGTAAGACAACATTCGCAAGTCAATTTGAAAATGCGTATATTATCTCAACTGACGGTAACGCAGAATACACATTTGCTCCTGATAAAATATTAAGAGTTAGAAACTATAAAGAGTTAAATGACGCTATTGCAAAATTAAAAACAATAAAACCTGAATGGGTAATAGTAGATACAACTTCATACTTAATTGACTATTTAAGATTTTATTGGTGTGATAAGAATGGTGTTGAACACGAATCAGAAATTGCTTATAAAGGTTATACAATGCTTAGAAGTTTCTTATGGGAAAGTATATTCTCTATTGCAAATGCTTTTGATAATGTAATGTTTATCTCACACGAGCAAGAAATTATAGAGAAAAATAAATTCGGTAGAGAAATCTCTAAATTCCAACCAGTATTTGAAGAAAAACTTAGAGACCAAATGTCAGGACTTATGGGTATAATTGCTAGAACAGTTAAATCAATAAGTGAAGATGGTACAGCAAAATACGAATTACACATTTCAAATTCTGATGACGAGTTTGGTGGTTCGAGATTACCAATAAAGAAAACAGCAATCCCACTTACTAAAAAAGATTTTGACGAAAACTTCAAAAAATTATATGACGCAGAAAAAATCGTACGTGGTGAAAAAGACACAGTGGCTGATACAGCTAAACCAGCAGAAGCTGAAGAAAAACCTAAAAGACGTTCAGTTATAGGTTAATAAATATTTTTAAGGAGGAATGTAATTATGGCAAACAACGGAATTGACAAAGAAGATTTATCAGAATTAAATGCAATTTTCAAAGAAATGGGTGGAGTAGATAAAATAGAAGACTACACAAACAATTTTGAAAATCTTGCAGACGGAGAATATGTAGGAGAAATCGAAAAGGTTGAAGCTAAAAATTCAAAAAATAGTGGTAAACCTATGATTAGTATTACAGTAGCAGTTGAAGGTGGAAAGAAAGAATTTAGACACTTAATGCTAGCTGGAGAAAATTTAGAAAAAACACGTTCAGCTATTGCTAGAACTGTGTCTCAATTAAAAGAATTAGGTGTAGACGTTAGTAGCAATGATATTGCAGTTATAACAGATAACGCTTATTCATTAGTAGGAACTAAAGTTAATATGGAAATCAAAACAAACAATAACTTTAGAAATGTATGGTTAACTCTTGCTTAATATAAATTTGATACCGGTGTAAAAGCCGGTATCATTTTTCTTGGTCATAATATTCGTCTATAATTTTTTGTGTCTCTCTTTTTTCTTTTGCACGATTAAATCTTCCTCTCTCATCAATACTAAAATCTATAGCTCTAACTTCAAATGGTAAATCCAATTCGTCTACAAATACAACTGTGCATTCATCTACTTGTTTTTTATATTCTTGAAATATTGCGTTCATATATCCTTGTGCTTGGGGACTTTGTTGGTGAAACCACGAATGATTTTCTGCGGATAGTAATGCTCCATTTTCAACTGTAGCTTTTCCTCCGTCCTTTTTCATTCTTATATGATGATATGTTAATTGTTTCATTCGTTTCTTTTGACCTTTGCTTGTGTATCTTCTGGGTGTAGTATCTTTTCTCAAATGTAATTTTTCAATAAAACATTCTGCTCCATATCTTCTTATCAATTCTTGCTTCGCATTTTTATTACTACTCATTTTAATTCCCCCATTTTATAATCATTTAATGAGAAAGTGAACAGTTTTTGGACGGACCGTTTTAAGACGCAGAGATGAGTCTTAGAATGACTCAATCTGATTTCTGTTCACTTTTTGTTGTCGTAGCTTGTCATTTTTTGTCGAACCCTGTCAAAATTCTGACAAACAGTATAAAAAATAGGGGTAAAACAGCCATATGGTGTTATAACGCTCTAAAATGCCCATACAGCGATTTTACCCTTTAGGAGTATAACTTTATTATTCTAACATATAAAAACGATTTACGGCTATTCTGGCGCGTCGTTTAGGTTACATAATCATAAAATATGTAGGTAGAAATCATTTTTAAGATTTTTAATTTTAACTTTCCAAAATTGGACAATTTTCTGTTCACTTTTTAATAACTTTGTGCCAAAATATTTTGAATGTCAATTTCTGTATTCAAACTACAAGTTCTGAAAACATAAGTTGGGTTGTCTTGTTGGTCACGGGTGAAGGAGGTGCATATCCCCATTGTCCCGTCTGCGTCAAATCCCATAAATCCTACATCAACAAATCCTGAAATAGCCGTTAATTGTGAAGCGTCTGTAATCGTTGTTGAATTACCTATCGTTCTTGATAATTTTGTTGTACTTATTGTACCTATATTATTAGCCATAAATATTACCTCCTCTATCTATCTTAGTTAATCTCACGATTGTACTTATGTTATTATTTATATTCACTATTACGTAGATATGTCCGACACTATCTGTTAATATAAATCCATTTTGAATAGTTCCTGAAATTACATTTATATTTGCGTTATCAACTGTAGTGCTATCACTTAAACTTAATGCTGTGTAACCAATGTCATTTCGTTCACTATCTGTTGAATATACAGCACGTAATGTTGTCGAACCTGCTACTGTTGTGACGGTTGTAGTTGGGTCATATATATTTGCGATTGTGTCTGTGTCTCCCTCCCAGTATTGGAATGTCATTCCTGAAATTGTATCTGCTGTGATATTAACCGTTTCACCAGCTTCATAAAATCCAGAAGTTTCTCCTGTGTCGTCAATCGTAGCATTTGATAAACTTAATTTATATGAAGATATATAATTAGCTTTTAATCCTACTGCTGTAGCCGGCATTTTAATATAAATTGGATTATCATAAGTACCTGGTACAAGAGGGTTGAACATACCTCCGTCCCATAATTCAATTTGAGTAATTGGTGTGTAACTTCCAGGAAGTACCGTCCATCTTGTGAATGTGTATTTAACAGTAGAAGTATCTTCTTTACCAAATCTAATATCCACCTTTTTACCTTCATACACTGTAGCTGTCGTTTGGTCAAGACCAGTCAAACCATCTTCTAATACAATTTGTACGTCACCTTTTCTAACAAGACCACCTTCAAATACAGTTGCTACTTTTGGCATAGTTAATGTTGTGGTATGTGGAAAATCTGGTGGGTTAGTTCTACTTATAATATCTGTCAAATCTTCTTCTGAAGAATATGTGTATGCAGACCAACCACCGAAGTAATATTCGTTTGGATATGCAGTCATTCTGATTTCTACTTCGTCTCCAACATAGTAATCGTGAGGCTCTGACGTCCAATGTTCAGTTATAGTTTCTTCTCCTGTATCTGGGTCAGTAGAAGAAGTTGTGTATTTCATTTCTCCATATATACCTGACCTATGTAAGGTTACTTTTGGTCTAGCTCCTTCGTCAATATAGTTTTCTGTAATTTCAATATTCACAGAAGGTATTGTCATTTGAATAGGTGTTACTAAAGCACTTGTACTAGCATAAGCTAAATCTCCAGTCCATTCATAAAACTCTTTACCTTGGTCTGGGTAACTTGCGTGTACCGTTACTTGGTCTCCAATAGGTCTTGTATATTGAGTAGTTGAACCGTCTTTTCTGTGTACGGTAAGTGTACGTTGTTGAGTTGTGTCTGGTACATAGAATGTGGCTTTAATCGTACAATCACTTCTCAATTTTGAAAGCCTTGTTGTTTCTGCTAATGGGCTATAAATTTCAACATATTGAGTAGTTGTTTGTAATACACCGTTTATATAAATTTCCCATTGTAAGAATTGATGACCATAAGGTACAGCACCTTGTTTTACTCTGATGTTATTTAATGAATCACGTAAAATTGTTGCGCTATTTACCCAAGTATCTCCATTTTGAAGTTCACCGTCAACCATTGTTACAGTAAACCAAGGGATAGCGGAATAATTACACGTTATCGTACTATCACTTGTTCTTGCATACACTCTGGTTGAAGATGAGTTTGTATTAGCAATTTCTGCGTCTCCAGAAGTTAATGACCAATGATTAAATTCGTATGTATCTGGAGCTGTACCAGAATTTACTGTTATATAATCACCTTGCCTTACGTTATATGTGTTACTTCCTGAATTAGTTATTACTGTGATTTTTCTCATATTATAATTAGCTGTAACCGTACCGTCTGCTCTACCTAATTTAACTGTAGTATTAGCACTATATGAATTTCCAATACTATAAATACTAGAAGTAGACCAATTTGAAAAGTCTCCCAAACTTGTATCTGCTGAAATATTTACAGATTGTCTTTCTTTATAATCTCCTGAGCCTGTGCCATTTACAACAGTTAAATGATATGTTTCTTTTGGTCTATATTCAACTGTAATAGTAGTATCACCTGATACATAAAATCCATAACTTGTAGAAGTGCTTACTTGATTTCCGTCTTTTAACCACCTTACAAATAAGTAATCTCCCACTTCTTCATTAGTCGAACTACTCCAATAATTTCCTGATAAAACTCGTGAAGTAGTAGTTTGACCACCGTTGTTTCTGTTCACTAATGTTACTGTATAAGTTGGATAAAAGTCATATCTTGCTTCGATAGTTCTATCATTAGCTCCAGCTGTAATATCTAATGTTGTACTTGTACTAATTCTTGTATCATTTTCATACCAACCATTAAATCTATAATCTCCAGTAGATGAGCTTGTTGTAAATCTTTGCTTACGTCCTTGTACTAATTGATTTACTGAAGTTCCTCCAGCATTATTTTGATTAGTAACAGTTATGGTTCTTATTGGTGCGTAATGTCCTGTAATAATAGCGTTTCCATCACCAACAGTAAATGTGTTAGTATGGTTTCCTAATGCGTCAGTACCAATACTACCTTGACCTTCTATAGTCCAATTCAAAATACCTTGTGAACTATCTGGTGGGGTAGGCACTAACGTATATGAATTTGTTTGTCTTAATCCACTAGCTTGTGCTACATTTGCATTATTTACAGTAATTAAACCGTCAATTACTTGTACTTCGTTATATGAATATACATATTCAAAATGTGCGGTAAAACTTAATGCGTTATCTGGCATTTTGAATGACCCATATGAGCTGTGTATATCAGTTAGATAACTTGTATTGCCTGACCAATATGAAAATTTGTAATGACTTGGTACTGTAGCAGAGATATATACGTTTGTACCGTATTTATAGATACCTCCACCTGTACCACCATTTACTGTTAGATAATGTCCTGTTGCGTCTCTATAAAATGCGTTTAATTCTACGTCACAATCAGGCATTGTAAGTATTGATACAGAAGGGTCTTCTGCGTTTGTTACACCTACTATTTGACGTAAAGCGTCTTCTGTTCCTTGCCATTCATAAAATTCCATTCCAAATGGTGCTACTGTTGCAATAATCATAATTTCTTGTCCTGCAAAGTATGTCCCTGTACTTGGACCACTACTAGCGGTTGGGTCTTTACTAACTGAAATATAACCATTCGTAATTGTTAAAGTTCTTGGTATATGAGTTTCAAAATTAGCACTATAAGCAACATTTCTATAAGGCATTATGAATGTAGCTTCTTGGTGTTCACTATCTGGTTGTAGTAACAATAAATCTTGCGCTGTACCACTCCAATCTCTAAAAGATTGATATTGAGCATATTCACCATATGGCACACCTTTTATTGTTACCACTTCGTCTTCTGCAACTAATGCTGTACTAGCGTTTATACGTTCAGTTGTACCGTCGTCCCTAACAACTTGTGTTATAATACCATTTGCTATTTCTACAGTCCAATAATCTAATGGTAGTTTTGGTTGGTCGTGCATTAAATATAATGCAAATTCTAATTGGTTGGCTAGTACATAGTTAGGTTGTGTTGCGCTTGCATATATGTTAGGTAATTGGTCAGCAATAGCAGGATTGTTTTTTGATAAATCTACTAATTGTTTTATATTACTTACAATTCTGTCTATATCTGTTTTAGTAGGTACCATATTTTTTTGCCAATAATCATTTTCATAAACTTCAATATCTGGTGCAGTACGTACTATTTTTTGTTGTACCATCCATTCGGCACAGTATGCAGTGTTTTTCTCTAATCTGTTCAAGTCCGTATCATTCCAAGCACCTTTAGGATTTTCTTGGTCTGGGTCTATTTGGACAGCCTTTACACTTCCTAAAGTTCTATCATAAATTGGTTCTATCCATTCTCTAGTCAAGTGCAATCACCTCCATATCTCCTGCCCACGTACCATCAAAAGTCCAGTGGTTTCTTAATATATAAACCGGCATTTCCGCAGAAAACTGTGTTTGAATTACTCCATAATCTCCTGCGTTAACCAATGGTTCTCCTCTACCGTTATATGTGTATTTGAATTTCTTTTTATACCATTCTAAATATTTACGTTTAATATATTCTGAAGTATTGTTCACTGTTATATCATATTGCATTACTTGTGTGTTTAATACTAAACTATCACTTGTAACATTTCTTTCTTGTATAGTTTTTATTTCTATTGGGTATCCTATAATTTCAACTTTAACTTCTTCTCCACCTGAAAAACCTATCAATGAAATAAGTCCGCGTTTACTGTAAAGTCTAATAGTACCAAGTGATACAGCTTGTAAAACAGATTGTGAATTTTCGTCTGAAAGTCTCGCTCCTATTACATATGCGTCACTATAAGTTACCTCGTTACTTACAGATGTGCAAGTGGCGGTAGTTATAACTTTACAATTACTATATACATTACCAGTAGTTATGGCTGAGTTATTTGCTACGAAATTATCTATATCACCTTTTTGTTCTAACTGAGCATAATATTTTGGCATTGATATTTGTGATAAATTGTTGACTGTATCTAATTGCTCTGCAGCAGGGATACTTTCAAAATCTGTATAGTGCCAAGTATATGAATTTGTGAATGTAGTAGGGTCTGATATATTCAAATTAGCAAACTTAATATGTCCGTTATCTTTTATTAAAAGTGTAGCTCCTACTGAGAAAGCTAGTAATTGTAATACTTCTTTACAAGTTACTTCTGGAATAGGCACATTGATACGATAATCACCGAAATTAGTACCATTAACGTCAGTTGAAAATTCAACTGAATTCAAATCAAAACCTTCGTAAACTAATATGTCATTTACTATTTCGGCTACTCTACGCTCATCATTAGGGTATATATCTGTTGTATAAGTTTCTTCCATTACGTCTAAAAGTGAACCGCAGGTAAACGTCGCACTTTCGTCTGCATTTGCTGATACGTCCATAAGTCTTAATTCTTTCCAACTATCCCATTCAATTTCAACACCTTCACCTAATTCATAATTGATTACTGGAAAAGCGTTTGCTCTTTTTACTGTGGCAACTCCTACATAATGTGTAACTGGATTTCCGTCTTCGTCTACAACTGGGTTTCCTTCGTCGTCATACACTTGTTGTTCAACCGTAGTATATTCAAATTCATCTTCCATTTTTACAGTACCGTCTTGATTATATTCATAACCAAATACATTATATCCATTTCTAAATCTAATTCTAGTTTGTCGAGTTAAGTTTATATAACCGTTTTCTGGATTATCTATGTTATAAAATCCGTCATAATTGTTTACGTCAAAACTAAATGTCCTTGAAGGTAACGTATCACATACGTACGAAGTTTTATCATCAAAGTCTACATTTAACACAGCGTCTTGGTCTAAATAAATTGTTTTACCAAACATTATTGTACTTACACGAATTCTTCTGTGTCTAAATCTAGTTTTAACAAATTCTATTTCTAAATAACTAATATTATTTGTATTTATTTCAAAATTAACAGAAGGTAAAGTTTCAAGTATATGCGACCCACTTGTATCCTCCCATTCAATTCTTTCTGTGAATGTAGCAACTTCTGTGTCACTTGCGTTATAGCAGTGAACTATAATGCTTTTTGGATAAGCGCTAGGTACAGCAGGGTTTAGCATTACTGAAAAATTTTCAATATTACTTACGTGAGCTAAGTTTACTTTTATTTTAGGATTAGTTTCAAATTCTCCATTCTCATCAGAAACACTTTCTGAAACATATCCGTCAATTGGTGTGCCTTGATACACAATAAATCTACCGTCTAATAGCCATAAGTTTTCTTCTAGTGTTGCAACTGTTCCACTGTTATATTTATCTAAATCTGTGACAGCGTCTATATTACAAATACTCAATTTATCAGTTGAAGTTACACTACTAACTTGAATATTTGTATCTGGTGTATACATTATTATATCAACGTAACCTTCTTTTCTAGTCCTAGCTTTTAAGTGATTTTCAAAATCAACTCTATCCAAATTTCCATATGTATCTCTATGAACCGCCATAACTTACCTCCTTTCTATTTTTAGTATCCCATATCTATCAAATTGCATTTAACGTCTTTATACCATATTGGGCGTTTTGCGTATAAATAATTTCCTCCAGCTGTATATTTTATAGTTTCCCATTCGCAAGGGGTGGCGCTAAAGTCACCCCAATAGAATCTTCTTTTTATAAATTGTTCATACTCGTCGTCCCAATACCATATTTCACATTCAAACTTTGCAATTTGTTTTTTTAACCAATTCACATCATAACGTGATAAATATGGCCACGTTAATCCGTCGAATTTGTTAAGTCTACGATTTATTTTTTGTGCAATAACTTGACCATTTGCATTTCTTGTAGATTTAACTAATTGTTCAGATAATTCATTATAGCCGATTGCTGGGTTATTTACTGTATTATAATATGGATTAACTGGGTCATACTCTGAATAATCTTCAGTTAGACGATTTCCATATGGGTCGTGGAAATAAAAGTTTTCTCCATTTATAATTAGCAATGGTGCAAATGAATTTACTTTTGGGCATAGCCCTGAATGTGAATGACTCATATTCTTACCTCCTTTTATCTAGCGTAAACTTTATTGTTTAACACATTATTTTTCATTCTATTATTAGCTTTTTCAACTGTTGCTACTAAATCAGAGCCTCTTTGTACGAATTGACCTTTAACTGGTATTCCTTGTTCTACTTTATCACTAATACGAGCAACTTGTTGAGCTAGCCTATCAATCGCATTACTCATTCCTGAATTATCTTGTTGATAAGGAGTATTATATTTTTTAGGTACGACTGCTTCTCCTTGGTGTAAGTATGCTAATCCGTCATTAGGTACGTAGTTAGTTCCTTGTTCATATTTTGGTACAAATCTCGCAATTTCAATATGACTAAATACATTGCTAAACATACCAAGCGTTACTGTTGAAATTGCTCCGTTGATTGCGTCAATAACTAATGTATTTACTAAATATTCAATACCTGATACTACGAAGTTAATTAGTTTTGTAATAGTTCTCATAATTGCGTCACAAGAATTTTCTACTGCTGGTCCGATTTCTCTTACAAATCTTAATATTGCGTCTAATAATCTTGGAATAGCACTTACTAAACTATCTATAATACCGATTATTACTTCTCCAGTAGTTTGAATTACAGTTCTGATAGTTTCTCCAATTTCACGAACTATAGTTGTCGCTAAATCTGTTATCTTTCCGATTACACTATCTATGAATTCTAGTATTGGGGTTAGTATATTAGTAATACCTTCTGCTATTGCGGTAACTACAGTTGCAATGCCTTCTGCTACAGCAGTTATAATTCCCATTATAACTTCACCAATCGCTCGTATTACTCCTTCAATGCCTTCGCAAATCTTCTTAATACCTTCTCCAGCTTCGCCTAATGCTCTAACTAATTCAGCTAAAGCAACGATTACCAGAGCGACTACTGCGAGTACCCCTGCTAATGCTAGAATTGCTAATGCTCCAACTCCAGAAGCAATTGCTGCACTAAGAATTATTAGTAATGCTCCAACTGCAACTGTGATAGCCATTAAACCTCCAGCGAGTAATATCAATCCTGCATAAATCTGTTCAGTAGATACATCTTTTAGTGCGTTAACGAATGCTTGAAGTACCCAAATTAGTCCAGCCATTACACCCATAATTACTACAAATTCTAGTAAACTTGACCAATCTAACATTTTCAAGAATGGTGTCATAAGTGCTAACGCTCCACCTAGTGCTAAGAATGCACCTGCAATTAACATTGTTCCACCAGATAATGTTTCAAAGTCTAAATCTTTTATTGCGTGTAAGAATGGTACTAATGCTAACATAAATACTTCAAATACACCAGCTACTGCATATAATTGACCGATTGCTTTCCAATCCATTGTACTAAATGCTCTACTAATTACTCCAACCCCAGCTGCAAGTGCTATGAATGCACCAACTAAACCAGTTATCATAGGAATAATTGTATCCCATTTATCACCTTCAATTTCACTTATAGCTTTTATGAATGGTACTATTGCTAATACGAATAGGTCTAATGCTCCGATTACTGCTGATAAACCAAGTAACTCACTTCCCATTATACCTATGAATTTCGTAATACCTTCTACTCCTGCTACACCACCAATTAAAGCTATAAATGCTCCAGCTAACGTCATAAGACTTGCTGAAATAACTTCAATCTTTTCGTCTCCTAGGTCTTTTATACATTCAATAAATGGTACGATAGCTTTTACAAATAGTGCAAATACACCGACTAATGCTGACATTCCAAATAGTTCACCTGTTGTTACACCTAGCCATTTCGTCATTCCTTGCACACCTGTAATACCTGCAAATAATAATGCGAATGCACCACCTAACATTATCAATGCTTTTGCTATGTCGTCCCAATCAGCGGTTTTCATACATTCAACAAAATCTGTTAAGGCTTTTGTGAATTCTGTGAATGCCCAGATTAGTAATGCCCAACCAACTGCTTTGCATAAAAAGTTTAATCCGTCTGCAACTGATTGTAATGGATTTTTACCTTTACCGAAAAGGCTTAATAACCATTTAAGAGCTAGATAACCAACTAATGCTGCACCAATAAGTTTTAACCAATCCCAGAAAGTCCAGCCTGAAACAGCTTTGATGATATTTCCTATAAGCTCTCCAACTTTTTCAAGCATTTCATATAAGCCTTCCCATTGTGGGGTGTATATATCTCCCATTAAATCCATTGCTGGGTTGTTACTACTTTCTGTTCCTATATCGTGAAGTTCGTCAAAACTTGCGGTTACATTTGCTGCTTGCTCTAATTCTTCCCTCATTTGTTCGGCACTTGCTGCGCTTTGGTCAAATAAATCCCAATTCTTACCGAATACTTTACCAATACCCTTCATTATAGCATTTACTAAACCAATTATATTCACTAATTGCTGTGCTAACCATTCCATAAATGGTTTTACTATTCTACGTAAATTATATTTAATTACGTTCATAGTACGTTGCCATTTTACGTCATAACTTGCAAAATCTTGAAAAGCACGTTTTATTAAACTTAATGGGTTTAACATCATAATCCAGTTTTTAATCATTTGCCCTATATGTCTAGCCATTAACTGGAATGAATAATTCAATACTTCTGCTGTTCTTGTTTGGAATTTAAGAGCTTTACCACTCTTATCTAATCCTGCATTTATATTTTTTAATATTGTGTTATTCTGCATTAACTCAGGCATTACAAAACCTAAGTTTTTAATTATATCGTGGACTTTTCCTCCTGTTTGACCTACAACTTGGTCAACCATAGCAACTTCAGCTAATACTCCACGAAGCACACCTTTTTGTTCTTCTAAGTCTGCAAATAATTTTTTAGAAGCACTAGAAGAACCTTCTGTTATACGACCGTCGCTAGTGAATGAGGCTTCTCCGCTTTCTTCCATACCGTGTAAAGTGAATTCTTTAGATTGGATTTCTTGTAGTAACTTCATAACTTCGTTACGTACATTAGCCATTACTTGATTTAATCCTTCGGCTTCCGCTCTTGATTTTTCAAGTGAAGGCATACCAATATATCCAGTCATTGACCCTAATATATTTCTCCATACACCACCGGTTTGAGCCTTAAACATTTCTGAGCCAGATAATACTTTGTTCAAACTTTTCATTATTGCGTCAGTATCAATATCTACGTGTGGTGTTAATTGTACGTCTTGGAATAAATTTTTATTATCTTTATCACTTTTATAGTTCCAACCAAATAATTCTTTTGTACGTCTGATTTGTGCTACGTCACCGGTGTCTGTTAAATCTCTACCTCTATTCAAACCATATTTTTGAATACGCTCTGCACGCATTCTAGCTTGTTCTTCTGCGGTAGCAGACATTATTCTATCTACAGCAGAGCCAGTAGGAAATGCGTTTTTTATTACGTCTGCAAAGGCTTTTGTTATTTGTTTATCTGGAGCTTTGTCTGGCGCAATAACGTCTTTTGCGACATCTTGTGCAGGACGTTTTTTCTTATTACGTTCTTCTGCCATTGCTGCAGTTTTTTCATTTAACTCTGTCAAACGTCTATTGTTCAAGTCAGTTTTCGATACACCATTGATTACGTCTTTCAATGTTTTTTCTGTGTTTGCTATTGGCACTAAGGCTTTAGACATAGTTGTTTGAATAGCTTTTGGACCTGTTTTTGCTAACGCTTTCTGTATTGCAATCGGCATACGTTTCATTTCTTCTGACATTAAATGAATTGCACCATTGTCTCCTCCGTCTTCACTACTACCTCCGCCTTTTTTCTTCACATAGTGCTTAGTAGGAGCTTTTCCTACTTTACCTTGAATTTTACTATTGATAGATTGTACTGCGTCTCTAATACCTTCAAGAATAGCCTGACAAGGACATTTTCCATCCGTTTGTTTTGCTTGACCTAAATTCGCTAATACATTTTTGACTTGTTCAGCTGGAAATTCAGTTTCACCTTTTGGTTTTTGTCTCACCGCGTCTATCAACGCGTCTGCTTTAGCGTCTGTGTTGAAACCAGTACCAACGTCTTCTTTTTCAATATCAAGCATTGCTTGATTTTTCTGTCCTTCAGCAGTATCCGCTACAGCTTCTCTACTGCTTTCACGTACATCTTGAATATAACTTTTTTCGTCTCTAGCTTTCTCACCTTTTAACTCTTGTGCTAGTGCTTTTGTATCTGCTGAGGCTTTTGAAGTTTTAGCGTTTGATTTTGCTTGTTCATAAGCGTTGGTCATCTTAACCGCAGTTTTATTAGCTTCAATTTCTTTTTGTTTGATAGTACCAACTTCCCCAAGCATTTTCTTTAATAATTGTTGAATTGAGGCTTGGTATGCTTGTGTTCTCTCGTGTCCTTTTCCAACACCTTTTTCGGTGCCTTCTTCTCTGTTCACACCAGCATTTTTACGTCTTGGATTATCGTCATATCTGCTTTGTGTCGCATTTATAACCGTTTGCGCTATGGTAGCCATATCTTTACCGTTTTCTTCCATTATAGTCCTTAACACACCAATAGCTTCAACTATTTTATCAAATGTTACGTCTTCATCACCTTGTTCTGATTTATGTATTAAATCGGCTAAATCACCAAACGCAGCGTTAGATAAGAAATTCAAATGTTCTTCTCTTGAAGTAGCTCGACTTTTCACACCTGTTTTAGGTTTATATTCTTTATCTATCCATTGTTTATCAACGGTTGTTTTATATGTTTCTTTTATAGTTTTCGCTAATTCTCTAGCCCATTGACTTTCATATTCACTAAATTCACTCGCATTTAATGAATAACTATTAGTCTTACCAGCGTCAATACCGCCTGATTTATAATCTAATTTTGAGGCTATGTCAGACGCTTGTTTATCTCTCCACGCTTTTATTTTAGCTTGTCTAGCATTTTCTTTTGCTATTGCGTCATTGATTTCTTCGTCTGATATATCTGAATAACTAGATTTTTTGGTTTTAGCTTTAGCTTGTGCTTTTGCTTTTTGGGCTTGTTTTGTTTGTGCTTTTTGTTGCACGCTTACTTCTTTTCTAAGGTCGTTCACAAAAGCCTGATAATCGCCTAAGGTTTGTCTTAAATTGTTATTCGCATTTGCGATAACGTCACTACCTTTATACTTAGCGGTTTTCTTACCAAACTTGTCAATCTGAGCCTTAAAATTTTCTATGTCTTTTAACGTCAAAGAGACGCTTTCGTCAGCCATCTCTTTTGCAGTTTTGTAAATGGCGGCGTAAGCGTCTTTTATATCTTGGTTTATCTCTTTACCGTTTTTGAATTTACCTTCTAATGTTGCAGGAAGTGTGATAACTCCATCTTTACCACCATAAACAGATGATTTTAGTTTTGATTGTACTGCTTTAACTAATTTACTAACAGCGTCAGCAGCACTGGCTTCGTCGGGTTTAATACCCAATAACGCATAAAGAGATTCTATTTCTTCACCCATATTTACTACCTCCTACAACCTAATTTATTAACCTGTAAAACGTTAGTCAGAACTATGTTTTACAGATTTATTGATTTTCTTTTCATAATCCTCCCTTAACCAATCTGGCATAGGCGCATTTTGTTTCTTTTCAAACAACTCAGGTAGCGCTTCATCTACTTTACCCGGATAGGTTTTAGCACCGAATGCTGCTCGGTTCATACTACCAATACGCCAAATTTTATAAGCAAGTCCTTCTCGTTTATATTTCAACATAAACAATAATTCTTTACAAGAATAATCATATAAATCTCGTAATTCACAACCTTGTTTTACTAATTCAACATATATGTCGTGAACAACGTGAAAACCTGCTATTGGGTCGTACGTATTTGTATCATCGTCAACCCATTTACTTATTCCAAGTTTTGTCGCTAATTTCTGGACTGGGTGTCATTGGAATATCTTGTTTTTGTACTAATCCTGATTTTTGTACGATTTCTTGTAAATATTTTTCTGCTAATTCTTGCATTCCATATTCTTCTAATAATGCGTCGAATAATTCCCCTTCGTCAGGGTATTTGTCCTTGCAAGCCTTACTTGCACAGGCATAGAATAAATTTACCATAACTGTAAAATCAGGGTTTTGGAATGCTTCAAATATATTCTTTCCTAATTTTTTTTCTAAGTATAGAATACTTGAACTCTTTAATTTGAATTCATATTCTATTCCACCTATTTTAATAATTACTACATTATCCATAATTTCAATCCTCCTATTTAATAAAATGGTGGGTGTAAACGCCCGAAGATTGACCTGGCTAAACTGACCACCTAAGTTTAGTTTTATTTGATTAAAGACTACTTTGATTTGGTAATGACACTTTTATATCACTTCTTACGTCGTGATAGATACTGAATTTTTCAATATCTTGTTGAGCGTCAGCTGTATAGCTTATACTACAAGTTGCGTCATATTCAATTATTACTCCTGAGGCTTTAACAACTACCCAGTGAGCTTTTTGTTTAGGGTCAGCGTCAGCCATTTCTTTAACACTTCTTAGGTTGTGAGCAACCCCAGCGTTATCTTTGAAACTCATCATATTGATTTCGTAAGAAACTTCTGCTGCTGGTTGTAACCCTAAAACTGATGTTTCAGCTTTAGTATTATCTAATGTTGTTGTATCTATTGTATTTGGTTGTCCACCAAAATCTGGTGTTGAAGCCAAACCGTAAACTCTTGTATATCCACCTAAAGCTGTATTTAGGTCTGATTTATTATAAGAGCCTGCGTTTCCAATAAATGTACCAACATTATCTTTACTGAAATATAACGCAGTACCAAGTGTGGCTACTTGAATTTTTGCATCTGGATCCATAATATTACCTCCTATAAAATATTTTCCTTAACAAAGTATTTAGTTCAGTGGACTATCTTAATGTCCCTTCTAAAGTATTTGCTTGCGCGTATGCAGTTAGCATACATTCACGATAACCTGTATCTGGTGTAATAGGACTATCTTGTGTTGTAGGTCTAAATCTTAATTCACCTAATTTTTCACATATAGCGTCTAGGTAATTATCAAATTGCTTTTGTGTACCACCTTTTGTAGATAAATACCCAATTACAGAAATAGTATATTGTTCATTATCATAAGATAAATCTCTTTTATTCAAACTGGTTCTAATGTCATATCCAAAATAATATCTATCTTTTTCAACCATTTCTTGAGGTATAATGATACCAGATTCCAAACCTTCGATTTCGGTTAATTTACTTTGTATCATTACACGAAGATTGTTCACTAATCTCATTTAACCTACCTCCTATTTTTTATATTTCTGTTTTCTAGCATAATCTTTAAGATTTAAGCTATCAATAAAACCTTTCATTTGAAGCGAAGTGTGCATTTCAAATAAGTGTGCTGGCGTTGGATAGTTATACGCAGTCGGTCTTTCTCCGTCTTTATTTCTAAACCAATATTCTCCACCACCGTTAGTACCTTCTCTTAACCATTCATATACCTGTGTAGCGGTAATAGTTTTATCTCTATGACCGTCATTAGGATATGGGTCTGGTTTTACGATAATACTAACTTTACTTTCATATCTACTTTTCTTTTCGATTTTAGTGTCGATGGCTCCTTCAAGAATACCAGTATGCTCATACGAAAGTGTTTTACGGCTTAATCTTTTTCTATCTTCACCATATTTACCTTTATTCTTCTCTGCTTCTTCTGCTTTTTTAGCTTTATTATATTCAACCTTTTCTTGCTCGCCTCTGGCTCTTGGATAATATGAAGCAACTACATTCGCTTTGTGTGTTTCTTTTAATTTGTCAGCTACAACCTGTTCAATATTTATTCTCATATCTTCGGCTTCTTTCATTAGCTTTTTAGTTATATTCACAGTGACTTTTTGTTGCCACCTACCGAAGTTATCTCTATAATGTGAGCTAGCCATAAAATCACCTCCATTGTATATCAATATATAACGGAGTAACCTTCACAACAGCGTACTTATTTCCTTTCCACTCAACTAAATACTTTGTTAAGTTGTCTGGAGAATTGTTTGTCTTCTCCAATAAAAATGGTTCTAAGTCATTGTATATAGATTTGAAACGGTATGTCTTGTCAAGGTTAGCACCGTATGCACTTTGAGCAATTTCATCTGACGCAAGATACTGCACAGCTCCGTCAGCGTGGAATATATCTTCATATTCTTCGATTAAGTCACCGTCCGCACCTCTTGTAGATTTAAGGTTGTAAAGTACGACCGGTGTTAACTTTGACAATAACATAACCTTTTTCTCCTTTACTTACAATTTATTATAGACTTGGGTCTGGAGCTGGAGAAGAACCGTCACTTATGTTAAATGCAATAGCTCCTGTTCTATTATTTAATATGAATACGTCACTGTATTCTTTTTCATAATAGATATAGTCACCTTTAGTTCCAGCTGCTGGAGCTTCCATACCAACAAATGCGTATTTGTTAGGTGTTAAGATAGCAGATGGGTGTACTAAGAATATGTTGATTTGTTTAGCTGTTGGTGATGGTGCAAATCCTGTCTCGAATTTGTAAGCTGTTTTCATTAAGAATGAAGGTACAGTTATTAACTTAACTTCATCTAGTCTGTCAACAACTCTGTTAATATTAGCTTGAGAAGCAACGTCTTTGTATAAAGTTATGTTGCTAGCTTGTTTTAACAATGTTTTAACGGCTGGAGTAACATATAATAATCTTCCTTGAGAAGGTACTAATGCTTCATCCATATCTTCCATTAACTTGTCAAATACTGCTAATATATTATCAACAGTTAAAGCTGTTGTATCAGCTGTTTTTCCTTCAGCTACCCAGTCAGTATATATTTTTGAAATTGTATATGCGTCTTTTTCTGGGAATTTTTGTGTTTCATTAAACACTTGTGTTGCGTTTTGGATAGTTAATACCATATTAGTATCCATAACGTCTGCTGGGTCTATACTTGTTGACCACTCTCTGTAGAATGTAAGAGTTTTTGTCTCCCATTCATTATCTACGTTTCTTTGGAATGTTCCATCTATAGCGTCTCTGTTAACATTTTTTCTACCTGTTACAGAAATTGATGGAATATGAATTGTTTTTGCGTCTACGAACTTATATGTTCTGTTGTTAGCTACATTATATAATTCACCAAAGTTTAATACGTTTGGATATGCTTGTGCTAACGCTCTTTCGTAGGCTTCGGCATAATTAACTGCGCCCATAATAAATCCTCCTTTAAATTATATTTTTTATAAACTAAAACAAGTTCGTAGCAAACCGAATGGGTCTAACTACACAACTGTTACGTTATATAGAAATATTACCCATCCCATTTGCTACGAACTTGGACCGAATTTCATACCAAATATCGTATGCCCCCAGGACATATCTATTTCTGTTCATATTATAACAAAATATGAACAAGAAGTCAACACGTTTTTTAACTTTTTTTGTAAAATTTTCTAAATGTCCTAATATTCATTATTAAAATCTATTTCACCCATTATAAATAATTATACCGTCGTGGAATGTTCCACCATTATTACTATTAAAATCTAATATAAAATTATTAGATGTGTTAGCAATAATATCGTACATAGGCTTAAATACAAATCTTTTTACAGCACTAGAAGATATTGTCCAAGCAGTATCTAATACACCAATACCATTGTACGTAGTTCTGTTATAATTAGTTACTATGTTCATATATGTACCTGTTGCAGTATCATATAATTTATTACCATAAAGTATAAACATCTTATTGTTGTATACACAACATAAACAATTATATGTATTAAAAGCTATTCCGCTTGTGTTACTACTAAATTCAGTCATAGTTGTACCAGAAACAGAATATATCTTATTATTAGATGTATTGTGAAAATACACATTATTGTTATACATATCATATAATAATGGCATTTTATTGGTACTATCTTCAAATAATATTGATATTTGATGTGTAGATTTATTATATACGCAATGTCTCACACCCACACTTGAGCCTGATTTTTCTCCTGCTGAAGCTGTAGTATATACATAGTCGTCATCTTGATACACATTTGCGCCGTCGTTATAACCAAAACGACAACTATACGTGTATATACTGTTAGTAGAACTATCATATATTTTTAATCCTGCACTACCATAAGGTATATATATCGCATAAAATCTTCCATTGTCATTTATATCATATCTCAATTCAGTGCAAGACATTCCAATATCTATCGGTTCTGTATATATCCCAGTATTAGTATTTATATGACATAATTTTGTACCATACATAGCAATAATATCATTTATATTATTTGGGTTTTCTGCAAATCTTAATCCACTAGGTCTATCTGTAAATCCAAAAGGATTATCTTCAAACACAATTTCTCCTTTAAGATTATATATCGTTATATTATATGGTGCGTCATTATTAAACCAATACAAAAAATAATTTTGTGTACCAGTACAACCTCCATTGTATGAAGCGGCCTCGCTTAAACCTTCCAAATTTAATGTGTTATATATACTTATACCACAACTTATTGAATGTTCAGTCGGTAACGTTTCTATATTCAATCCTTTTCCAGTAAAATTCATATCCGCACATATAGGCGCAAATGTATCATTTTTACTTGTGATATATGAAACTAAATCTAAATGGTCGTATATACTTCCGTCACCAATCACAGGACCATATTTTCCTAACGCAGTAACTCCTTCTGGTAATTGATGAGGAAACTCTAAGTCAAATTCTGTATGTACGTGGTGCCAAGTTAAAAATACAATATGACCAAAATATACATTACTTGTGTCATAACCGTTAGTTGTAGTAGACCCTTCAACTTTTATAAAAGATATAACATCACTCTCAACGGTGTCATAATTATATACAATATCACCATTGCTATAAATTTCAGCAGAATAATATCTATATGAACTAGTTGTTGGTGCTGCAAATTCATAATTACGGGTATCTAATAGTGTAAATGTATAATTCTCTAAATCTAAACTATAAATTTTATATGTAGGTGTTGAACTAGTGCTAGCCCACGCACCTCCAATGTAATATTTATTAGTTGAAACGTCAAAATATATACGATTAGCACCACTTATCTCTTGCCAATAGTAATTATCACCGGACTTAACAATAATTCCACGTAAATAGTCTACGTGATGTCTAAATTCGTCCATAAATAAAGTTAATTCTGGTAAATATGTTTCCACATTTGTCGTACTAATAACCTTTGTACTGTCATTTCTTTCAAATCCTGTGCAAATATCAAACCATTCATTATCTTTTTCGTTTTTCCACTCGTACATACCTTCAAAATACATTCCACCGGTCTTAAAAATTTCATTCGCTGTTATTGGCCAATCACCAAATTCAGAAAAACACGTAAGCGTTGTACCTAAATCCAATGATGTGTCTAACACGCTCGAATCATCAGCAGAATCTAATGTAAAATTCAATCCATCTGTCGATACCCAACGAATATTATTATGACTACCTGGCACACGCAAATAGCAGGATAAGTTGTTACCAGAACCATTTAATGATATATCTACACTATAATCATCTGACCTCATATCAAGCCATATACTAGATGTAACAGGTTCGGTCAAAGTAAATGATGATGGTACATAAATAGTAGATATTTTCATACCTTCTGCGATAGGTTGTAACTGTTGAGAATAAACTACGCCATATTCGTTTTCTGGTTCAGTCGTATCAGCTATCATTTCTTCTTTACTATTGTATAATTTTATAGGTGTGTTATTTGGTACGTTAACTATTACAGTACCTAAACCAGTATAACCAGTATCAGCTGTATATGTTCCATTTTGAGTTACTGTTTTATCTTGGTTATTTATTTGACTGCTTGGTACATTTATTTCTAAGCCTACTTGACTAAATCCAGCGTAGCCCTGTTCAGGTATGATTGTAGTAGTTGTATTTTGTGTAAAAGTATAAGTTTTTTGTTGCAATGGTATATTCACAGTTATATCTAATTGGTCGATTGCGTCATATCCTGTATCTGGTAAAATTGTTATTGTACCATTTTCAGCTACTGTAGCTGTTTTGTGTTGATATACACCTTGACTAGGTAAATTTGTAATCTCTGTGTCAAAATTTGCTGCCGGTATCGGTGTTTCAGAGCCTTTTTTATTTTTAATCGCTGTTGCCACATCTGTTAAAAAATTACTTAAATTATTTATTCTAGCCATTTTTAACCTCCTTTATAAAATTTACCACGATTATAATAATCTGGTGTTTTTAATATGTCATTTTGAAATGCGTATTTTGGATTTTGAAAAATAAATTCAAGGATTTCAGTTTCTATTTGTTCTGTTGGATATTCACGTCCTTGTAATTTATAAATTGAAATATATTTGTCAAACATATCTAAATCTTTAGGTTGTATATAAGTTGTATTTTTGAAGCCATTTTTCATACGAGGACAAATATAGGTAGGGTCTTCTTTCCAATGTCTCATAAAATTACAAGTATAATCACAATATGTATTAACCATTAGAATATATTTATATTTATCTGGTAAT